TCTACTCCCCCTTCGATCTATCTTAGTACCCTCCCCCCTATGTCTCGTTAGAAAAAGGATTCTTACTCAAGAGGTAATCGCTACGCTTATAGATGGAATGTTCAATCAACCAATCAGGAGTATTTCCATGTCTCAAGCACAACAACCTCAAACATTAGTAGGTGCATTAACTGGTACAGCTATGCGTGGTCTTAAGATGATAGATCGTACCTTCCAAGCTGCAGAGCAAGGCATTGGTGCTGTTGAACGCATCACATACATAGCTGAATCAAAGGCATCTAATCTAGCAGAGATCTCTGATACTGCTGATACTCTTAAGCTAGTGATAGCTAAGAAAGAGTTAGCAGATAAGATGAAAGAGTTAGGTGTGTCTGTTAATGCAGATGGTGTTATGTCATTTGACTAATCAATAGAGTGAGTTATCTCACTCTTCTTAATCAATAGGAGTTGTGAGATGAATCACATCTATGAACTTATGTGGGCTGGTGTATTTATACTACTCATTATCTTAATCGTTATGGATATGCGCTCTTAGCGTGTATCCATTTTGTTTTACACATATTACACATTACACAATACACATGTGACAGTAAGGCGCGCTTGACAGTGGCAAACTATCTGGAAAAACAGTAAATTTTGTGAATAGCGATATCACTTTATACTAATAAACCATAGGTCATTTAGTTTATAACTAATTACCTAAATTCACTGTACTCCGTACAGTTTTAATGATGAGTAGTATGTATGTATATATAATACTTATATATTACTTATATTATAGGTTTACACTTTGCTTGGCACCTTAAGCGCAGTGTACCAGTATATTCTGAACTGTCTAATTACTTATAGTTATGAATGATCAAACTTTTAGTTATGAATCATCTAACCATAGGTTATGAATAGCTACGCTTATATAGGGAGTAAGAGAGATAAGTACTAAACATGAGTATTTACATCTGTTAGTGCAGACAAGTCTGCTTACCTACACTTTACCTATTATCTTTGATAAACCTAAACGGAACTAAACACTATGACTACTCGTACTAACACTGAACTTAATGCTGTTATCAACTATGCTATTGCTAACAATGCATACACTCGTGAATCAATTATCCAATGTATTCGTGAGTCTGAAAGACCTCTACTTAACAAAGCATTAGACTGTTGTCTTGATGAGGGTACACTTGATGAAGTAATCACATACTTCATCGATAATCCTCATTTCTATCCAGAAGGACAAGAACAGAACAACATTCACAATCATCATGTACTTGTATACAAGACAATACTTACATGTATGTATGGTGCTGTTGATCACAATCACTTACTACCTGAACAGTGTAATCAACCACATCAAGTATATGATCATATCTTTGCTTAATAGAGTTAAATACCTGTATGAAACGTAATCTACATAACTCTCATGTTATGCAGTACTTCTATGCACATAGAAAGCGTATTGCATACTTCACTGAACTTAATCGTATTTACATGAGTTATTCAATATGAACACTCTACTAGGACTATGGATATTCACTCCACTAGTACTACTCATGATCATCATCTCTATTAACTGTATGTACACTGCATATAAGAATAAGAATGATGATCTCCTATTCACATACGGATTCATTACAGCACTACTGATCCTATTCATATCAATGCTTTCAGCACAACTATTGGAGTATTACCTATGTTAATCAACGTATCATCAATTGAAGTAGTAACACACTTAAACGCTATTGACCAAATGGCTTACGATGAACAAGAGTTCTTATTATTACTTGGTATCTATAACACTAGTGGTATGGAAGCAGTAAAGAAAGCATGTAATACATCTAAGTTCTCACGTGATGAACTAATGGACTTTACAGGACGCAGCGTACTAACTATCAATGGTTGGGTACAAGTACTAAGCTGTAAACCAATAGCTAATAGTGCTCGCTTTGCTGCTACATTCAGTGATAACCCAGATGAAGTATATATCCTTGATTCAACAGGATATAACTCTGATAAACGCATCTATCAGATAACTGAAAAGATGCCTACGTTTGAACCTGAACCGCATAAGCGTAAGCGTGGTAGACCTCGTAAGGACAAACCTCTTATCACACCTAAACAAACTGAACGTATTAAAGAATTAGAGAAGACTATTAAGTCTGATCTAATGACTGAACCTGACTTCCCTTTACCCATCAAGGAATAACCCATGAGTGATTACCAAACCAAAGCTTTAATGGTATTACTAGCACTTCAGTTCTTCGCCTTCTTAGGTATATCACTATCTAAAAACCCAACTAAAGCAAAGCCTTGGATATTTCTATCCCTTTGCTGTTGTCTGTTAATTATCGGAGTAACACTACTATGATCACACTATCAATCAATGGAATTGTTGCAATCATTTGTATCGTTATAGGCATGGTAATCACTGCATATCTACTAGGAAAACAATCAAATGTTCGAGATTAAAGAGACTGAAGACATGTCTGATCTTGAGTACATTGCTGAATTTATGGGTACATATCCAGAACAAGCAGCACTCATATCTCAAGATCAATTCCCTGTTTTCTACCAACATCCCAAGCTTGTACTAAAGCACTTCAGAGCTGCAATTCAATTCATGATCAACCTTCAGATACCTGAAAAAGTGATTGAACATGAGTTTGAATACCACTTAAACAATGCATGCAAAGAAGTAGCAAACCTAATAGCTAACGATAGTCAAAATAGCTGATTTTCGCTAATCACATCTAAAGACTAAGGCCCTATTTATAGGGCTTTTCTAATTCTAAATTGGAGGTGTTTAATGGCTATTGTCATGCCTAGACCACACATATTTGCTCCTAGAGGAACATCTAAAACCAATATACATGAGCTATTTGATAAGTTCGCTAAACATACTTTCTTCTCTAAATACCCATACACAGAGGTTATTATGTCTATTACTAAAGATAATCTAATCCATGTTATAGATAATCGAATGGCTGCTCATGGATTCCCTAAAGGAACAGGCTTTTATTCTCTTCAAGACATGCTAAATAAACTAAATAGAGTAGCTGATTATAATGCTGATATCTCTCCAGATAATCTAATTAGACTAGCTGCTAAAATAGATCATCTAGACAAAGTTAATAAAGATATCGTCTACGATAATATAAATGTGTTCATGGGATTAATGAGATTCACACCTCAACATAGTACCAATGATAGTGTTTATATTAATACTCTAATGAAGCAACTCTTTGTTGCACAAGTATATTTCCGTTATTGTGGTTATACAGATATTAAACTACAACCACAAGGTAAGCGTAATCTGCATCTACATGATGAGGTTAAACACTTATTTAAACTTAATGACAAATATAGAGGGGTGACACGGTAGTTAATACCGTGTTTAAGCCCTTCGCGGTAGCACCACCATCACGGTAGCTTTAAAAGAACGCTACGCTTTTAAGTGGCATTGTCGCCGTTAATCTTCTTCAAGGAATACAATCATGGCTTTTGTTGATCCAACTAAAACTGCTGGTGTTAATACTACTTCTAATACTGCTGCTGCAGGTGTTAAAGATAAACGTACTACCATTGGCTTTGTAAACTTATACGTACCATTAGCTGATGGCACACGTATGAAACTATCACCAGAATTAACTTTACGTTTATATGCTGAAAATGCATTAGATGTGAAATTAATTGAAGCTCTTAAATCAGGTGCTTTAACACCAGAGAAATTGAAAGAGTTAATAATTGTTGAAATCACGCAAGCTCGTGATAAAGATGCACCAATTGAGTTCGCTATCGAACTTTAATGTAAATTGCCTAGCCTTCGGGTTAGGCATTTTTATTATTTAATTAACCAAGAGACTTAATCATGCCGATGTCACGCGAAGAACTTATTGAATTACAAACTCAAACTGAACAAATGTATTCTCGTAAGGGAATCAAGAGTGCAGTTAAAGCTTATATGGATACTATCCCAGAGGTTGATGCTTGCATCAAACGTGGTGTAGCTCTAATAGAAGCATGGTGTCAATCACCATCTAGTTATGCATCTAAACAGACACGTAAAGATCACATCTCTCAGATGGATCTCACAGAGCTTGTAGAGGATGTATTCATTCGTATTGCTAGTCTTAGTAGTGAAACTACTTTAAATAACCTAGCAAGCCAATTAGCTCCATCTATGGGCTTTGATGATACGCGTGTAGGCATACAAGCAATGGCAGAGATTATTGCTATCTTGTGTGAGACTGACTTCTATAACTTAGAGAAGTATCACATCAATAGTTCTATCTACGTAAAGAGTAATTTCTATCTTACTGATGAGTTACAAGCATACGTTGAACGTGCGTGTTACCTACCACCATTAATCACTAAACCAAAGAAACTACATAACAATCGTAGTTCTGGTTACTTAACACTGAAAGGTGAGTCTCTCATTCTAGGTGGTTCAATGAATCACCATAACGATCCTATAGCATTAGATGTATTAAACATCATGAATCGCTACAGATTGTCGTTAAACGAATGGCAATTAGAAAACACACCTGAACTACCTACTCACGATTTAGACACTGTAGAGAACGCTCATGAGCTTACAGAGATAGAGCTTATGAAGGCTGTGTCACAGCAGAAGAAGAACTGGCAGAAGCATCTGGATCAGTCTCAAACCTTCTATAAACATATCGTTGAGTCAGGCAATAAGATGTACATCACTACTAAAGTGGATAAGCGTGGTCGTATCTACTTCTGTGGACACCACATTACTCCACAAGGTACTAGCTACAAAAAGAGCATAGTTGAACTATATGACAAGGAGACTATCGATGTCCCATCTGGGTACTTTGGCTAAGATCATAGCTACTGTTGATAAGCTCGAACAAGAGACACCTTGTAGAGCTATCCTATTTAGGGCTAGTCACAAACACTCTGATTACTTCGAGGGTACTGATGGACACTTCTATCATTACATCTCATTAACCAACTCTTACATCATGGCTACTAGACCATATACTCAATCACCTTGTTACATACTTGGTGATGATGAGTATTGTCAGTATTTATTGCTTAAACAATCTGGTGCTTCAAATGAAGCTATCTATCTTTACTTTCTACAACATGGAGTAGACAACAAATGTTGGATTCAACAATAACCCTTAAGGTTAATATGCAAAAACACACAACACCAGATGTACGTCAGAAGATGCATGATGCAGGTATCGTACCTATCCATCTGCATGTTGAGTGGCTTCACCTAACAATCTATCCGGTAGATAACTACCGTGTAGGACAACGTTACATCCTGTGTGCAGAGCGTACAGCACATGGCTCACCTAGTCCTAGTATCTTGGTTAAACCAGAAGAACTAATTGATGTATTTCAATTGATCTTCGTACAACCAAGCTTACCTGCTGAAGCATACATGCAGTTCGTTAAACTATTTAAACCAATGGTACTAACACTAGATAACAGTGGTGGGCCTTGGAGAGATTACGTACGAACTAACTACCCTAAATATTTCAAGTAATAATCATTTCATTTAAACGGAGAAACACCATGTTCAAACCATACTCAGCTCTAGACTACCTTTGCATCGATATCGCTAACCACTACGGTAAAGATAAGTGGTTATTCGAGCAACGAATCCAATGGGTTAAAGATAACTATGCTCAATTAGAGCAGTTAGCTGATACCGCAGAGGATAAGCCATTATTCATCAAAGCAGTTCATGAGCTACGTAACGTAGTTGAAGGCAAACCAACAGGTCATATCGTACAACTTGATGCTACGTGTTCTGGTATTCAGATCATGTCAGCTATTACAGGTTGTGTGAAAGGTGCAGATGCTACAGGACTCGTAACAGAGAAACGTGCAGATGCATATACAGACGTTACTAAGAAGATGAATGAGATCCTTAAGCTTAAGGGTTTCAATCAGATTGAAGTACCACGTAAGGATGTAAAGCGAGCTGTAATGACCTTAACCTAAAGGGGTCACTATCTAGGTAACTAGATATATGCAATTCTGTGAAAACGGGGAACCTCTGACCGTGAAAGACGAAGACAATCCCGTGCGAAGCTGTTAAACTATTCATAACCTACTTAAGAGTTTGAAGTTATGAATATCACACAAATATGCACCAAGTGTAATGTTGAGAAACCTATTGATCAGTTTGGCAAATCATCTAATGAGAATGCCTACAAAGAACATAAGGTTTACCAATGTAAGGAATGTTTAGCTGAAAAAGCTAGAGAGTGGCGTAAGAAGAACCCTAATTATAGGGGTTCTGGTGCGCTAACTAAGATTCCTAAAGAGGATAGATTACTATACTCAGCAATTGGTGCAAGACTCACTGATGCAAAAACACGAACCAAAAAATCAGGTTTACCTGAATGTGATTTAGACAAGGATTACTTGTATGAACTGTACAAGTCACAAAATGGTTTATGTGCTATTGCTAAAACTGTATTAAAAGTTGAAGTAGGCTCATTAGAGTGCCTATCACTAGACAAGATCGTACCTGAACTTGGTTATGTGAAAGGTAACGTACAATGGGTTGCTTGGGCAATTAATAGAGCTAAAGGTGAACTGACTATGGATCAATTTATATCTATGTGTCAGCGTGTAGTTGAACAGAACGTGTAACGACTATCCTATCTAGGAGTACGCTCAAGTGAGCGGAAGCGCAGAACTCCTCTTATGAGGATGAAGATATAGTCTGATCTATATAGAAATATATAGCAGGAGCCAATGTCGAGAGACATAGGATTTCCGTTGTAAGCTTAACGAACTTACAAGAACACCATGCTGGTTATGGTTCTACCTTAGTACCTAAAGAAGTATTTGGTGAAGGTGAACTACTAGCTACATTCTATCAAGCAGCATTCGCTATTGCTCCAGCAGCATTCGAGCTAATGAGTGCATTACTAGATACATGGCAAGCAGGTGCTCTCAGTCACAACTGGGTGATGCCTGATAACTTCCATGTAAATATTAAAGTGCTTGAGAAGAAAGAAGTACGTGTAGAAGTAGATGAGTTAAATCATGCTACGTTCACTACATACGTGGATATAAACCAAGGAACTGAAAAGGGATTAGCTAATGTAGCAAATACCATTCACTCTATTGATGGATATCTATTACGTAGTGTTATTCGCCGTGCTGCTTACGATCCTAACAAAGTAGCTGAAGCATATAGCGGTATCGTTTACGAGATCACGTTACGTGAGCACGGAAAACCTTACCTACCTACATTAGTTGATGAAGAGCTTGAGAACATGCTCAATATCTACAACGCTTCTAAGATGCTTGATGTATCTATCATTGATCTTATTACCAAAGATAACGCTGCTAAGGTTCCTACTGACTTACTAATCAAGTTAGAAGCTACCTTACGTAAGATGTTAGAACTTGGTTCATCACCAGTAATTACTGTACACGACTCATTTGGTGCCCATCCAAACCATTGTGACACTGTGCGTTACTGGTACAAAGAGATCATGGCAGAGCTTGCTGAATCTGACATCCTACAATTCATCGTAGGTCAGATCACTAAGTCACCTGTTAAATACATCAAGAAATCAAACAACCTAGCTGATCTTATTCGGAATAGTAATTATGCGATATGCTGATAACTACTTAACATCTGTTAAATAGTTAGATATAATAGGGGATTAAAAGATCCCCTTTATTCATTAGGATATAGATATGAAAACATGTACTCGTTGTAATTTGACTAAAGACGTAAGTAACTTTTCTAAAGGAAAAGGTACTTGTAAACCATGTAGCTCACTAATAGTGCAAGAGCGTAATAAAACACCTGAAGGGGTAGTAACAATGATGTACTCAAACCAGCGCATGACCTCTCGTAACATGGGTAGGCCAATGCCTAACTACTCACAGCATGAACTTAGAAACTGGGTACACTCACATCCAAACTGGCAAACTCTATATGACAATTGGGTTGCAAGCGCCTACCTTAAAGAACTAAAACCAAGCTGTGATCGTATAGATAGTTCTAAACCATATACACTAGACAACCTACAGCTCGTAACCTTTAAAGAGAATCTCTCAAACCAAAAGAGGGATCAATTAAAAGGGTTGCATCTAGGTGCAAATGGTACTCCTGTTAGGCAACTAACAATGGGTGGAGAAATAGTAGCTGAACACGCATCTGTGTTAATAGCTATGCGTTCATTAGGTAAGGATCCTCAATCAAGCTCTAACATACATCTAGTGTGTAAAGGAAAGAATAAATCAGCCTATGGTTTTAAATGGGAGTACGTAGATGCAATCTGCTAAAGAAGTACCACAAGATAACCTCAAGAACCAATCAGTTAATTGGTTATTGAATAATTTCAGAGGTATATACATAACCCATGCGTGTGCAAACAACTTAATAACACAAGGAGCGGAAGAGCATCATATGATGCGCATCTTCTTAAGAGATACGAGTGAGTACGTCATCTTTATATTCTTACCCACAGCAAATGTAGTACTAGCCACCAGTGCTAGTGCTATACCTGATACTGATGATGATACGGCGTTAGCTGTATCACTCATCCCAACACTTGAAGCAAGAGAGGTGTATCTAAATGAGCTATGATCCAGTAACTGAACAGATAGCTGCAGAGTTGCTTGACTCTATAAAGCTATCTCGTATTAATAACACACGTATACCTGTTGAATACGATACTGCTATAAAGCTTATTGATTTAGGTCTAGATGTTGATGGCTTGTGGTATCTTACAACAATGGATGGATTCAGTGGTACTTGCTACTACTATCCAATGACTAATTTCCTGTCTGCTCAAAGAGGGTTGTACATGGGAACCAAGGATGAAATAGCTTTAGAAGTAGCTATGCTTCCAACTCGTGAAGCTAGATTCCAATACCTCAAATCCATTCGATATGGAGCTAGAGGTGGACACTGTGACTTTGACTAACTAAACACTGACCCTCCTCCGGAGGGTTTAGTGCTTTATTTTTTAACTAACGATCTAAGAGCGGGAGGAAAGACAGTCATGTGCTATGAAGTATCTATATCAAACAATCCTGAAAATATAGCTGAGCTTAGTAGACTTGGTTTCAGCTATATAGAGCATATTCCTGAAGCTGCTCCATACATAGGTGTTCAACTAAATACGCATGCTGCAGTAGGCAGAAGCTACGTAAGTAGTGATAATCCATTCATTCGTATTAAATACTTACCTGCCCTGCTTGTATTACCTACAACGAAAGCACGTATTGAGTATCTATGGGAAGAGTTTTTAATAACTGAACACGTGTATAAGCATCTGCTATGTATGGATGAGCTAGTGAGTGGAGTTAAGAAGAGACAGGATACATAAACCATGAACATAATGAAATACACATACATAGGTATACCTATGGAGAAGTATGTACCGGAAGAGCTTATGAAAGCTTTAGGTGATAATCCTTATCCTGATGTTATGCCTTACGATGTAAAATCAGACTACGAACTGATGCTCTATTCCCTAACCACAGGTAACCTTAGTGCTAACTTTATATCACTACGAAGCATATTAGGTATTCACTTAGTAGACACTAATGAAGAGTTAGCATCCTATATTCTTGCTCATAGACTAGGTGCTGACTTAAGAGGACTATTCAATGGCGACAACAAAGACAGTACGAGTACTAATACCTCTACATAGTGATAACTACGATAAAGCCATTAAAGAGCTTATGCGTACTTTTAAGAACCTTAACTTTGATGAGGGAATGCCACCATCTATATCAGCTAAAGGGTTCTTATATCTATGGATTGACGATCAGTCTCTACAGACAGCTTGGAGTAAAGGTAAGGCTATTAATAGTTTCGTACCTTCAGTTACGCTAGTTACGTTTAAGGACATTCATACACTACCACTCTTATATACGGTGTTAAGATGATTATTTACTTACAATGCAGATCCTCTGTACCTATTAAGCGGTTTAGAGAACTGCTAGAAAAGCACAACTATGTAATATACAGAGACTTGGATTCTTTTGATTTTTTAGGTCTAGTATTAGACACAGAAAAGAGAAGAGCTATTGCAGGCAATCCTAAGCCAGAGCACAGAGTGCTGTACCTACAGGAAGTGTTTGAACTTGAGTTGCTGCCATCAGTTGAAACTCTTAATATTATGCTTGAATCCATGTTTGGGCATCCTTCGGATGCTTGAGCGCTTTGTTCTTTAAATTTAAACCAAGGAAAAATATATGTCATTTGTTGAAGTAAACATGGTAGATGAAGAAGTTCGTACAGTTGATTACATGGGTGGAACTGTTGAACTGCCAGCTCATCACAACTGGGTTGCTGTTCAATCTGCCAACGGTAAATCAGTACTCGTTAGCTTCCTAGATAAGCCCATCTTTGGTGCTTTAGGTTGGGAATCTAAAGGTGATTACCGTGTGTTAGGTGAAGTTGAGAATCTCTCAATGGAACAAGCATCACGTACTCTTCGTAAAGTAGGTGATATGTCTCTTGAAGACTGTATCCTTTCTAACGCTGAAGAGTTATCTCACAAAATTGCTGCAGTAATCGCATCTGACTTATCAGACGAAGAAAAGATCTTATCTTTATTCGATGCGAAGAAAGGCTTATTTGCTGAGTTCCATGCATATCAAGATGATCTCTTGGTTCGCAAAGTAGAAAAAGTTAAGCGTGAAACTAAACAGCGTGAAGACGCTAATCGTCTAGCTAAACTTGAATATCAACGTAAACAAGCAGAAGTTGCTTATCGTGCTGAATACGAACGCCAGAATCCACCACCACAGCAATCAGTTAACTTTGATGATTGTGTTGGTGAGTGCGCTGAAGGCCCTGCTCAGCATGAACCAAAGCCACGTATCCGCTTAGTTGCTTTGATATAAGTAAAGGGGAGTAATCCCCTTTCCTTTTATTAGGACGAGGATTCGGCATGATTCTCGTCCAATAGGAGGACTTATGATTACATCTGCCATTAATGGTATTAGAGAACCCAAGGTGCTTAAGAAGTACATGTTTTGTCTTCGTAACTTAGATCTAAGAATGAAACTTAGAAGTGCTTTATTAGATAAAGGATTTCGTTGTATTCACTTTAATCAGAATGCTGCATACATATCTGTAGCCCTGTATGATGACAATCCTAATGCTGACTTCTATTCCATTAAAGAAGCTAGGTCTAGAAAATTTGCAAACATAGGCCTAGACAGAATTAAGGAGATAGAGCTTTTATCTAAAGAAGCTGTTCTTATCTATTTAGAGGAGTTATACAAAGATGGAACAGGGACTACCTAACTATATACAGTTAGAGCTTAGAAAAGGAGACTGGATCTGGGTTCTAGATATTTTTTCAGAACTTGATTGGGATGTTAATTTTAGTTCTCGTGGTAGACACATGAATACATACGAGTATCTGATTGTCAAACCAAAACAAAAATCAATCGTGTTTAACCTGTTAAAGACAGAAAAGAAGTCTATACCTATACCAGAAGATCTGCGAAGTATCTTCGCACTCTTAGGTAGAAATACAGAAGCTAAACTAAACTTTGTACTAGGACTCGCTAAATGAAAACATTTGCATACATAGTAATAAAAGACAGTGATGTTAGAAATAAGTTCTTTTTTGATCACATGAATAGAGACAGTAAAAACATTTTTTATAATCGCTTTTCTAATAGCAAATTTTTTACTCTTTGCTTTACAGAAAATGGTCAGAAAATGGAGATTCTACCTACTAGTCTAATCAACATGGGTAGACACATTTCTTTTAAGAAGTGTCACCTGGATGAGTTATCTCTAATTCCTAGTGAAGCTATCTGTTCATATCTCAGTACATTCATTCGTAAGTGACCTTCGGTCACTGTTGCGCTTTGCCCTTAAACCAAAACAGGAAATCACGATGTTTAATAGTAACTTTAGTGATCGCTTTAACAAGTCAATGGCTGGCTTTAAAAAGGCTCACACAGAATTAACAGCTCTTAAGGCTGATATCGAAACTGAAACCAAAGCAGCAGAAGAACATCAACGTAAGTTGAAAGCAGCTTCTGAGCAGGTTAATACAGCTCTCGATAATCTAGCTCCTTTTGTAGGTGTTAGTAAGTAATGTACGAGAAGGTCACCTCACCCGACAATGGCCGAAGGACGTACAACAACAGTTTGGCAGAAGCTGTATAAAAACTGCCACCCAGATTCTCCCCAAAGCCGAAGCCTACACTGTAGGACATTAGGGGTTGATAAAGAGATCAATGAGACGGCAACTCTTTATCCCTCACATTCCAGAGGCAATTGCGTCAAGTAAATGGCAAAGGGAATGATTCACTGATCACCTATATGACAGTTAAGATATTCAAAGGAGGTCTTAATTGTGTATCACTTATAGGTGGTCAACTAATGGATACTGTAGCCACAGATGGTCACGGCGCTGCTTAGTAGAGAAATCGAAACGTGGGACAGAAAACATTCGCAGGTTCGATTCCTGCCAGTATCCACTTTATGCGGGATGATCCCTATGTGAATCCATAGGCCCGCTCCTTATGAGGGGAGTAGACAACTTATGCTTTTGCAATTGCTAAGTCTCCCCTCACCATTATGGGGTTCCGTTGCCGTATCGCGTAACACACTGAAATGCATGTAAGTGTGCGAAGGTACTGAAGGCTAGGCACGGTAGATATAAAGACAGTAGTAATAATAGCGCTTGAAAGTACTGTGTAATGACTATCTATTCCGGTTCGACTCCGGGGAACTCTGCCACCATGATTGTTTAGGCGAACTGATCTGGCTATCTTGCCTTCCCCTGAAGACGGAAGTGACAAGGTGTTACTAGTAGCTGCAACTACTCAGTGGTAGGTATTAGCTCTAATCTTGCAGGATTATCTAGCCTACTTAGACAGTTCACCTAAGCAATTCTGCTTAATTTCGATGACAACTTTAAAAGGATAATCCCATGTCACAAATTATTGATAATTCAGTTCGCGCTCTTCAACAACAAGCCGCTGCTACAGCAAAAGCAAATGCTCAATTGGCTGCTACTCTTGAAGGTCAAGTTGCTCAGTTGCGTAAAGACATTGAAGCAGAGCGTAATGCACGTATTACGATTGCTGAACATGAATCTAAAGCTGCTGGTGTAACTATTAATCAGGGTAAATAAGTTTTGACAAGTTAGACTAATCAACTAACTAAAGTACATGGTGGTGTGAACTACAGACCCATCACAGCTCATGAGAGCAGCCACCATGTATGAGTCAATTTAAAAGGAACTATCCCATGGCTTTATTCATTAGCAAATCAGAAGCTGCTGAGTTCATACGTAAGGGTTGGGAAACAGATGACAGATTCACTAGAGGTAGTACCTTTATTGGTTACCATGTGTATCCTAGGGCTGCTTATCTCATGACCGTAGCAGAGAGAGATAACCCTCCTGATGAGGTAGAGATTAAAGCTCATGATGTCTATGCCTTGATGCTACTTGACCCTAAAGCCTGGCCTAGTTACTTACTCCCTCTCAGGAAGGAACAAATGAAATGAACGCATACTGGTTAGTAACCATTATCTTCATGATCCTTATTGGCACTACTTGTGCTCTGTTAATTAAACACTACCCTCCACTTCGTGACTCACGTGAAACTGAGTTCATTTGGTTCTGTGCTTTTGTATTGACAGTAGTAGGCGGCCTTGTGTGGCCTATCGTAATCATTGGAGGAACCATTGTATTCCTTATTTGGTTGCTGTACTCAACTGTCGATAAGTTCATTAACAAGCGTAAAGGAAATAACGATGCTTCGTAAAATCGCATTAGGCTGCGCGGTAGCCATGTCAATTGCTTTATCTGCTTGCAGCCCGGTAACCAAAGTTACTGATGCTGAAGTTGGTATTCGTACTACATTCTCTGGTGAGATTGAAGACAAGGTATTAGACCAAGGCTTTCACCAAGTAGTAATTGGTGATGTAACCAAGGTATCCAAACGTAACCTAATCCTTACAGTTCAAACCAATCCGATCACTGTAGAGAAAGTGCCTATGGCTGCTTTCGTTACAAAGATCAACTACGGTATTGTTCCTGCAAATGCTGCCATTGCCTATAAGACTGAGAAATCTCAGAACTTAGAAAATGATGGTGAAGTAATGCTGTTAGGTAAATACATCAGTGATATTACTGATGCTTCTGTACAAACTGCTGTAAGCAAGTACAAGGCATTAGAGGTCAATGATAACCGTACAGCAATTGAAGCTGCTATTAAGGATGAACTTAATAAGCGTCTCAAACTTGCAGGTAAAGACCGCTTCGTTACTGTTAATGAAATTAACGTACTTGAAGTTAAACCGCATGCATCAATTGTTGCTTCATCTTTAGCAATCGTTAATAGCCAGAACGCTTTGAAAACAAAGCAGAATGAGCTAGAGACAGCTAAGGTGGAAACAGAAGTAAAACGTGTATTAGCTGAAAATGCTTCAGAGAAATACATTGATTTACAACGTGCAGAAGCTGAGTTGATCAAATCACAAGCGTTGCTTAAAGCTGCAGAGAAAGGAACATTGAATACTATGGTTATCGTACCAGAGAAGTTCAGTGCCCTAGGTGCAGTGAAGTAACAAATAGCCTATCTTCGGATAGGCTTTCTTCTGTAGGAGATTATTGTGGAATCATTTTACATAACAGCAGAAACAGCTCATGAGCTTATTGGTAACCATGGTTTCCAGTTCACCCTCAGTGAGAGAAAGTTTCCTGCTTTTATTGATAAGAAGTATATAGCTCCTGTGTTCCAAGTGTTTATAAAGAGAAAACGAATCAGTAGCTTTATTATTAGTGAAGTTCCCTTCATTGAATTAAACACAGACCAAGTACTTGAGCTGATGGTTCTACCAACAGCAGATAGTAGACATGTTCTTATAGACAGTAACTGGAATCAGTTTGCTGATGTTATGCACTCCGCAAAGTTATTACATGAAGCGATGTGCTTCGCACATTGAGGTGGTTATGGCTGGTTATTACATAGAAACAGATGACGCTGCTGAGCTTATAGTCAATCATGGTTACTATCATCACTCAATTACTGACCTCAGAAAGGGAGATAGAGTTTTTACCATAGCCTCGTTTGAAACCAGAAGGATTATAAGTCTTCACAAACTAAACAGACTACCGCGTCTAAGACTATCAGTAGATCAAGTCATTGAACTGTCTTTACTACCTAATGAGGGGGTTCGTGAAGCACTTACAGATGCTTGGGAACAGGAATTATTAGGAGTGGAATCAGATGTCAATCCTACCAACAGTACATGCTGATGAATCGATAGATGCATATTGTTATGTTGAAAACAACAGGAATGTGCTAAACCTATTGAATGAGTTGTCTATAGATATAGATAAGTTCTATTTCACTACGTACAATCACTTAGGCACTCCTAGATATACCATGATATCTGTATTAGCTCTTTCAGATGGAACTATTGTAGAGTTCTATGCTGAGAGCAGAAACAACATGCACTTTAAACGTGCTATAACCATCCCACAGGATGTGTTTGAAGCAATCAAATTAGTACCTAAAGAAGCTCGTGAGGAATACCTTGCAGCTATCATTAAGGATGCCTACAATGAAGGCATTAAAGAATTGAGCAAGCCAAGAGGATGATCAGTAACAGGAGGTCTGCAGCCCCTGTACGCTGTTTGCGGATATGGTAAGAGATTCTAGATACTCACTTCCCTTGCTCATGCAACCACCTATGGTTTAAATAGGTCAATGAGAATCACATGGATCAATGCTTCAGCCTGGTGCTAGAGTACATCCGTGTTAAGTTCTCATTGGGATGTGAATATGCGAACCAGAACCGTGTATGGAAGACTTTGACACAGCCTGTCAGACTTTGGAAATACACACACTGAATAAGGGCTTTAATACAGTTAATCCCATAGAGTACGAGAGTTATAGACTTCGGCTTAAAACTTACAGAGACTCGCAATCTCTGGTATTCACATCACCAATGAGAGCAATATAGCCCGACCCCGGCTCTAGGGGTAACACGTTCTTTAGTGAATGTGATTCATGGCCCTAGCTTGTGGCATATACCCGACTGTATCCATACAGTCATACCTCCGGGTACGATCTTCCTTACTGGTTTATTTTCGTTGGCCATGTAATAGAGCGTGTAACAAGTCAGACGAGTGCTCGTACTTAAAGGCAGAATGATCCACTGTGTCGATACGGATCACCCAGTTTCCCCCGGAGAGCATGCTCTCCATTTATAGCCCTATATATCTCTCCGTTGGTATATAGGGCTTTTTTTATTTAGGAGTAATCATGTCACTATTCGTAGCTTGGGCAGCCAAGGTAACTGTAATTAACTACTTAGGTATAGCTATAAGTGTACCTACAGAGTTCTTAGAAAATGGATACATAGCAATGGATGTAGACGGTACTGTATAGGCTTACTATACAGAGCCTAAAAAAGACAACTTGTACTGGCACTCACCTCTACGTAGTCATGATGATGGTGTTGCAGGTCTTCAAGTATTTGAGTTAGGTAACTATACGAAGGCTATCCCAGAATTAGGAGACTCAGAACAGATGGGTCTTGGTATATGGAGTAGATCCTTAGTTAAGATCTCAGACTGTACTATTATTAATTTAGATTAATGGGCACTACGTGCCCCTTTGTGGTTGGGTTCTCCAACTGCGATAAACAAAGTTGCTTTAGGTAAGGCAACTTACCTAAATCAATTCTCATAGGAATGAAACCATGAAAGTTAAAAAATCTCTTACACCTGCTGAAATCAAACTTGTTGTTGCTGAATGGAAGCTACCTAAAAAAGAACGTATGACTCAACGTGAGTTAGCATTACGTTTTAACGTAGCAGAGATCACAATTCGCCGTGCATTGGCAGACGAAGGCTTAGTTAAATTAAAAGGCCACATGTCACCTACTCACGAATCAATGATCAACTTCTTGGAAGCTCAAGGTCTTAACACTTTGAAGAAGTTGCAGAACTTCGTTGTTAAGGCAAGAAAAGGTAGTAATGCCAAGTAAGATCAAACCAGAATTTGTACCTCTATACACAGTATCAGATTCATTAGATGACTCTTGGGAACTAATCAAGAGTCAACTTCCAATCACAGACGTTAACGACCTTAAAGGTCTAATCATGAATTATCACAACACATTTGTTGTGGAAAAGGATAAGCAAAATGAAAGTAACAATCGATAAAGCAGCTCAATTAATTGTTGAATATGTAAAAGCGGATATTCCTGTAAACCTACTTGGTTCTCCAGGTATTGGTAAATCTGACATCATTCGTACAGTAGCAGACAAGTTAAAACTTAAAGTTATTGACTTCCGTTTGTCTACTTGTGATCCAACAGACTTATCTGGTATTCCGTTCATCTCTGACAATCGCAGTCGCTATATGCCTAACGAAGCATTCCCATTATCTACTGATGAAGTACCTGATGGTTATGAAGGTTGGTTGCTGTTCTTAGACGAAATCACTAACGCTCCTATGGCTGTACAAGCAGCTGCTTATCAGTTAGTTCTTGATCGTCAAGTAGGTCAGAACCCAATCCATGAAAAGGTACGTATCGTATCTGCAGGTAACTTAATTGATGATGGTGCTGCTGTTACTGGTGAGATGTCTACAGCATTGAAATCACGTATGGCACATATCAACATTCAAGTATCTGTTGATGCATGGTTAGACTGGGCATTATCTACTGGTGTATGTCATGAAATCACTTCATACATTAAGTTCAAACCAGATGATTTACATCGCTTTGATGCTACCAGTGATGCTGATACATTCCCATGTCCTCGTACTTGGGGAATGGTAGATAGTATCGTTAAGACTACAGGCATGAACTCTAAGATGCTTAAAGACTTAGTTTCTGGTGCAATCTCTGATGGTGTAGCAACCAACTTCATGAACTTCTGTAAGAACTTTACTAACTTGCCTACTTATGCAGACATTATTAAAGATCCAGAAAACATTGATGTACCAAAAGAAATGTCTACATTGTTTGCATTGTCAGGCTCTATTGGTGCTCAAACTAAACTTGATTCTGTATCTCAAGTAATGAAGTTCATTGCTCGTATGCCTGCTGAGTTCCAGTTACGTACGTTCACTGACTTTACACGCCGTGATCCTATGTTAGTAACTAATGCAGATGTACGTGCTTGGTTAACTAAGAACGCAAAACACTTAATGTCTGATTAAGTAAACAAGGGACTCTACGGAGTCCCTATTTTTTGTTAGGAAATTATATGAGTAACTTTGAAACAATATGTCAGGCTGATATAGGCCACTTATGGACACCCCATCATAACCTACTTAATTATCTGTGTATCGGATACAACAACATGGATGAAGATTGCTCCTATTGGAATGAGTACATGATCTGGAACTCAGACATCTACCCGGACTTTCTACAAGTAGCTGCTGATATAGGAGTAGCTTTTATTTGGGAATATGAACTCACAGAGGATTATTCCTACTTTGCGTATAATTTCCCAACAATTGATAAACCAAACCAACTTGTTCAATACAAGAAGGATGGAAAGCGTAAGGGTATTCCAAGAATAACCAAGAAAAAGGTTAAGGAACTCGAAGAAATCTCTGCAGCCAACTGGCTGTTACACACTATTGGAGTTAAACCAAATGGCACTAATTAATCCGCCACCACAGGCTGCAGTTGAATCTTTATCTAAAGCCAAAGTGAAATTAATGTTGAAGAAGGACTGTGCGTTCTTCTCAACTCTTATCCTACAGTCTCCTGTTCACTGGGTTACTGCAGATGAAGTACCTACAGCTGCTACAGATGGTATCAATCTATTCTTCAATCCAGACTTCTTCATGAGTCTAGATAACGAAGAGAAGATTTTCTTGCTGCTACATGAAATCATGCATAACGTATATGACCATGGCATTCGTAAAGGATTCCGTGATCATGAACTGTGGAACAAAGCAGGTGACTATGTAATTAACGATGAGTTGATTAAGCGTAACTTCAAGATGCCTAAAGGTGGTTTACACAACGTAGACTATCGTGACATGTCTGCAGATGAGATCTACGCAGATCTAATGCAGAAGCAAGATGAAGGTAAGGGTACTGGCCCTTCTAACCCATGGCCTGATCTACAAGATCCAGGACAGGATGGTGATGGAGACGGAAACCAAGGTAACGGTGGTAACGGTATCGGTGGTATCCCTAAACCTACCGCTGCACAAGCAGAAGAGCACAACAAGGATTTACTTGCTTCAGCTACTCAGATTTCACAGATGAGTGGTGATAAACCAGGTACAATCCCTGGCGAGTTAGAGCGTCATCTAGAGGACTTACTTAATCCTAAGTTACCTTGGACTAAGATCCTTGCTAAGTTCTTGTTCAGTATTAACAAGAATGATTACTCATGGCGTAAACCTAACCGCCGCTTCATCAGTCAGAATATTGTAATGCCATCACTATACAGTGAAGGTATTGGACGTATCAGCTTTGCTATTGATACTTCTGGTTCAGTATCTGTATCTGACTTTAACCGCTTCATGTCTGAAATCGCTTATGTATTTAAGAACTTTCAGCCTAAAGAGATTAACGTAATGCAGTTTGACCATCAGTTACAAGGTAACGATCAATGCTGTTCTGTACGTGACTTTATGCAGTTAGAGTTCAAAGGTGGTGGTGGTACTAATATTGATCCAGTACTTGAAGTATTCAAGGATGACCAAAAGTCTAAAGCTTTAATCATTCTTACTGATGGTTACTTACATCAAGACATTAGACTAGATCCTAAGAAACCTGTGATCTGGTGTATCTACGACAACCCTGGATTCAAACCTTTATTCGGTACAGCAATCCACTTCAACAACTAGGCTTAGGTCTGCATAGCTAGGCTTCGGTCTAGCTATTTTTATTAGGAAAAACCATGACAGCAATAACACTGACAAAGTGTCAAGAAGCTGCATACGCAGCTATTGTTAAACTAATTACAGACCCTTCTCAAAAGTATCTAGTAATTGAAGGTGGGGCCGGGACAGGCAAGACCACTCTGATTAATACATTCATGATTGAGTGGAAGACTACTGTAGCTCTCACTGCAGGTGCTTTTGAAGATCAACCTATCTATCTTACTGCTACCACAAACAAAGCAGCTGATGCGCTCTCACAAGCCACAGGACGAGAAGTTACTACCATCAATTCATTGTTAGGTATTCGAGTTCGTTCTATTGGTTTTAAGCAGTCTCAGATTCAGTATGAGCCAGGTGTAGCTATTGAAGACTCTATTATCATCATTGATGAAGTATCGTTTGTATCTGAAGAGCTATGGGTAGCGATCAAAACTAAGACTCGTAACTGTAAGTTTATTCTTATGGGTGATCCCTACCAATTACCTCCAGTAGGCTATACAGAATCCCCCTTATTCAATAAAGGCTTTCAAACAGTCGTTATGAAGGAGATTAAACGTCAGGGGCATAATTCCCCTATTCAAGTCCTATCTCGCAATCTACGAGAATTGGTGCGTACTGGTGGGGCAATGCCGAAGGCAGGTGTAGATGGTGTTAATATTCTCCACTTAAACCAAGAAGACTTCTTAGCAGAAATTAGTAATACGTTCTCTCAGTCTCTCAATTGCCGTGTACTTGCTTGGACTAATGATCGTGCTGATTACTATAACCAGTACGTAAGCCAGATACTCAATGGATCTGGTGACATCCAAGAAGGTGACACTGTAATCCTAGCTAAGACTTACAGACGCGGAAGCAGAACAGGAGATAACTTCAAATATGCTGCTGATGCAACTATGACAGTAATGGATATAGGCCATTGGTACAAAGATGGGTATGGTATTGCTTGTAGAAATATAACTAACCAGAACAACCATGTACTTATTCAGCCTTACTCATTTGAGGAAGTAGATGCAGCTACCAAAGAAGCTTATGCAAATAAGGACTTTAACAAAGTAGAAGTACTTGAGAAGCGCTACGCTGACATCCGTCATCCTTACGGTGCTACGGTTAATAAAGCACAAGGCAGTACTTACGATACTGTGTTTGTTGACCTTAATAATATTGGTCGCTGTAGAGAAACCTCTCTTAAGCATCGCTTACTTTATGTAGCTGCAAGTCGTGCACGTGACCGTGTTGTATTTACAGGAGATATCTAATGTCTGATTATTTAGCCCGTAAGCAGGTAATGGACTCTAATGCGCGTTTACTTAGACAGATGCATAGAGATCTATTTGAATCTGCAAACGGAGCATGGAAGCGTATTGTAGCTCAGTTTTGTAAGCGTCAAGCTGAAGCCTACCACAATGGTATAATGCAGTTTAAGTACAAAGGTATTCATTACTTTATGGATGAGGATGTTCCTCTACGTGGTGGTGTTAAACCATTACACGAAACTCTCGTACCTGAGTTCCAACCAAGCTTTGCAATGTTTGTAGAAGAAGTTACTGAAGAGAAGCGTATTCTTCAGAATATGGTTGCACACGCAATCCGTATCGCAAAGTATCAGGAAGATCTATTACAGCTTCTACCTGAAGTGTTACACCCTTCCATTCAAGAAGCTCAGTTCTTCCAATTACCAAGTAAACCAGAAATGCTTATGTCAGATGTTGAAGAGTTTAATCGTATATACGAACAACACTTTGGAATGTTTGATATGCGCCGCATGATTGGAGTAGCAATGTAATGGATGCTGATTACATCAGAAGCCGTATTAACTATGACCCAAATACAGGAGTTGCTACCTGGAAAACCCATCGTATGAGCAATATGGTAGGAAAAACAGTAGGTTCTATTTCTGATAAGGGTTATTACAGGGTTTATATATGCGGTAAACAGATAGGTGTTCACAGACTTATATGGTTACACCAAAAAGGTTACTTGCCTGAATTTGTAGATCACATAGATCACGACAGAAGCAATAATAAGTGGAGTAACTTAAGAGAAGTTACTCGTACTGAAAATGCTAGAAATAAAACTACCTCTAAAGCCAACACTACTGGTTATACAGGAGTATATGCAGAAAGAGGTAAGTTTAGGGCGATTATTGGTCACAAAGGTAAGGCTAAGTCACTTGGTAGTTTTAAAACTATAGAAGAAGCAGTAGCTGCCCGTAAAAAGGCAGAGAATGATTTAGGTTATCACGTAAACCATGGTAACTAAGGAGCCACTATGTGAAGACACTAAAGTTTGTTGATGGAGATCCTAATCCTAAGATTGGGATTCTCATTAAAGAGTCTGCTTTCAGAGAAGGCAAGCTAGTACAACACTATGTAAACCCTATGGTTGATGCAGGTATTCCTCGTGAAGAGATTGTTGCATTCAGCCTTGAGTATCTTAAGTCAAACAAAGCACCTGCTAGTTTGATTAAGGACTATTTAGGTACATGGCTTGAGCAGTTCAAAGCTGCAGGAGTCAAGTACCTATTCTGTGCAGACTCTGCTTATTTCAAGGTATTAGCCAAGACACCTAAAGCAGACACCAACTTAGGTTATGTTCTGCCTTGTGGTATTCCAGGTTATGAAGATATGTTCGTAGTCTACTCGTTAGGCTATGGTGCATTGATCCATAACCCAAACCAACAAGAAAAGATTGATCTGTCTATCGAAGCAGTTACTACTCACTACCATGGTGCGTATGTGGAGATAGGTGCAGACATCATTCGTGAAGAGCGTTACCCAAACAGTTTATCCGGTATCAAGAAAGAGTTAGCTTACTTGCATAACCAACCTCAGCTAGTAGTAGATATTGAGACTTTCTCATTGAACCTACGTGATGCAGGTTTAGGTACTATTGCATTTGCTGATTCTATTGATTCAGGCTGTGCATTCTTTGTTGAGTACACACCTGTTCAACCAGAGAACGGATTCCACGGTGTACGTGGAGAAGCTCCTAGAACCAAGGAATTACTCCGTAAGTTCTTTGAGGGTTATCGAGGTAAGCTCATTGCACATAACGCTACCTTTGACTTCAAGTGTTTGGTTCATGCTCTATGGATGAAACATCCACTAGATTACGAAGGTATGCTCAAAGGAATTGAGGTATTAACTCGTTGCTTTGATGATACTAAGATCATTGCGTATCTGAGTCTTAACAGTACTGCACGTGAAAGCTATGGTTTAAAAAGCCTAGCTCACAAGTTTGCAGGTAACTGGGCAGAGGACGATATCAAGGATATTAGACGTATCCCACCTGACAGACTATTACGCTATAACTTAGTGGATTGTCTATCTACGTGGTACGTACATCAAACCTACTACCCAATCATGGTTGAGGAGAACCAAGAAGAGATCTATCTTAATTTGATGATTCCTTCTGCAGTTCTGATTATCCAGATTGAGTGTCATGGTATGCCTTTAATACCTGAACGAGTTCAGGAAGTAAAAGCTCAGCTAGAAAGCGAATGTAAAGAGCTTATTGACATCATGGAAGCTAATGCTTACGTGAAAGAAGCAACTAACCGGATTCAGCTCAGTGAGATGATGAAGACTAATGCTAAGCTCAAAACTAAGCAGCATCCACGTGAGAAGTTTAATGATCCTATTAACTACAACAGCGGTCAGCAACTAGCAATCCTTCTGTATGACGTAATGGAAATGCCAGTACTGGAATACACCAAAGAAGGAGATAGAGCCACTGGTGAAAAGATTATTAAATCTCTAACCAAACATACAGGTGATGAAGAGAAGCTTGAAGTACTTAATGCATTACGCAAGTATTCTAAGATCGCTAAGATTCTATCTGCCTTCATACCTGCATTTGAAGATGCTTGGCTTAAAGCTGATGGTAGAGCTTACCTTCATGGTTCGTTCAACATTGGTGGTACTAAGTCAGGTCGCTTATCTGGTAGTGAACCTAACCTACAACAGATCCCTGCATCTGGGCCTTTAGGTAAGTTAATTAAGACTTGCTTTGCCGGGCCTGTAGGTAAGATTTTCTGTGGTGCAGACTTTGCATCATTAGAAGACCGTATCTCAGCTCTATTAACCAAAGACCCTAACAAGTTAAAGGTTTATACAGATGGTTACGATGGTCACTGTCTACGTGCTTTCTCATACTTTGGTCACAAGATGACTGGTATTGATCCTACTTCTGTAGAGTCAATTAACAGTATTGAAAAGAAGTATCCAGATGAACGTCAAGACTCTAAAGCACCTACCTTCTTACTTACGTATGGTGGTACTTACCACGGCTTAATTAAGAACTGCGGTTTTAGCGAAGAAGTTGCTAAGCAGATTGAAGCTCTATATCACGAGCTTTATGAACACTCAGATAAGTTCATTGCCAATCGTATTCAGAAGGAAGCTGTAGAACAAGGCTTTGTTATCTTAGCCTTTGGTTTGAAACTACGTACACCTCTTCTCAAGAAGACAGTGTTAGGTAACTCCTACACTACGTACGAAGCACAAGCTGAAGCCAGAACAGCAGGTAATGCTATGGGTCAATCATACGGCCTATTGAATAACCGTGCTGCTGTGGCATTCATGAAGAAAGTCTGGGCATCTCCATACAAGTATCGGATTATGCCTGTAGCTCTAATTCATGATGCTATCTATCTAGTTATCGAAGATGACTTAGAGGTAGTAGAGTTCGCAAACAAACACCTCACTAAAGAGATGGAGTGGCAAGGTCTTCCTGAGATCTGGCATGACGAAGTTAAATTAGGTGGTGATTTGGATTTATTCCACCCTAACTGGTCACACGGTATTACATTACCGAGGACTGCAAACAAAGTAGAACTATGTAATGTGGTTGATACAGCCATGGCAAAGTACTACGCAAAACTCAAGGAAGCAGCTTAGGCTGCTTTTCTTTTAGGAGAGATCTGTGAAACTAATAGATGCATTCAAACTAGGCTTCGTGTTACGCCGATACAAAGACTGTACGGTATATAGCGGACTCACTACAGCTAATGACGAATTAATTAAGGTCAGGGTACACGCAGGCTTTAAAGAAGGTACTAGAGAGCCTATCAGAGAAGAATTTTTCCTGCCTATCGATACAGAGATAGATAATGAGATTATGGAATTAGTCTTGTACGTACGCTTTACTGAGGACATTGCCAATTCACTCAGTCTAGTAGGTGTTGCACCTATTACTGCAGACAACATCAAGAACACTCGATTTAAGAGATAAGGAGTAAACCATGAAATTAAGTATGGCATTAAAAGCAGGATTTACAGTTACCCACTTCAGAGGGAGAGCTGTATTAAACATCAGACATATAAAAGAGAATCAAGTCTATGACTTCACATTGTCTGGTGAAAGAAATGAATGTGTATCTGAAGACTTTACTGTACCTAATGATGTTATGGTGCTATCAGCTACTGTTAAATTCTCGGAAGAACTAGCATCTACCCTGTTATTACCTTCTGGTGTTGCACCGTTAAATCGTAAAGACATCATTGATGAAGCTGCTAACCACATGTTAAGTGACGCGGTAACTCAAACTAACATTCGTAACCAAAGAAGAAGCATGCGAGAACAGGCAGGTATTGGAATATTTGAGCAGTCCTCAGACAGCATAAGTAGTATGCTTGAACAACAAGCAAGAGCAGCAAGAGCTGCAGACCAACTCAGAAATTCTGGAGTTACTGTGCCACTTGAGGCACTACAACCCTGGTCTAAACCTAAAGGTTCTTTCTAAATAAAAAGGACTCCGAAGAGTCCTACTTATTAACCTTCACCTTCTGGAGGTGTTTCTTTTGGTTTTGGTGTTCCACCTTTAGAAGCAAGTTGTTTTTTAAGACTAGCTACTTCTTCAGTTAGTGCAGCTACTTCATCTGCTAAAGCATTCAGAGTAGTGGCATTAATAGTGATTGGTGTGAAACGAGGTTTACGATTACTCATGTTGATTCCTTATTTAAATAAAGCACCTAATGGTGCTTTAGTTTGGTTGGTTTAGTTACTAAGCACCAGCTGCATCAGCAGCTGCTGTGGAAATAGTTACACCTTTACCATCTGCTTTGTCTTCAGCAATCCGAGCCATACCACCTTTAAAGAGTGGAACAACATCAACTTTTTCTTCATGCATTACATCAAAGATGGTTTTGACTTCTACCGATGGGGTAGTAGTGATATTACCTTCTGCATCACGTGGCATATTACAATCCTATAGGTTTGGTTTAAATGAGCCTAGATGATACCACACAATTTATTAAAGGTAATACCTATGCAACTTAAAGACTTATTCAAACCAGACCAATTTGGTAATGTTCCCATCTACAGAGACACTGATGGTTTCATCATTTATAAGAGTACTGCTATACCAGATGTATATGAATACAAATCTGGTGAAGACAGGAGACAAGGAACTGCTACGTACTTCACAGATGAAACAGAAGTGTTCGAGACAAGTAGAGAGGACAAAGTACTTATATACGTACAGAACGTTGAACATCCTGTAGCTTTCTATAAGGTACATGGTGTTCTTGCTACTGCAGAGAATGTGTTACTAGCTCGTGTCTTGGAGAAATCAAAATGATTAAATCAACCTTAGAAGCTATGTACATAGCATACATAGCCTACAATGGTCGCATATTAAGCAGAAAACATTATAATCCACAAACACCTATTCGTATCCTTGAAGACGGTACAGGATGGATTCTTGTAGGAGGAGATTGGATAGCAGCAACCTTCTACGTTAAAGATGTGCTTCAAAAATTGGATTTAAAAGACAAACCAACATAGAATACAACCTGGTCTAGTCTAGGAGTGTCTAATGTACCGTGATCAAGAAATCATTTCTTTCATGGTAGCCATACTAATGTCATGCGTTACAGCGTATGTCTCTATTGTACGAAAAGTTATGCGTAAGCGAGGTAAGATCACTAAGCTCTGGCTGTCAAGCGAAGTTATGATGTGTTTACTAGCCTTTTTGATTGCACTGGAGTTGTATCCACATTTAGCTTCATTAATGCCTGCATTCATGACTAAAGCGATCTTTGCATCAACTTGCGTACACATGAGTAGTAGGCTTGTCATGTTTCTGGAAGAGCGTGTTAATCGTGCTCTTTCATCCTCATAAGCACCTTCGGGTGCTTTGTCATTATTGGAGATCTATATGATTACCCACAATATCGGATTTGTCCGAAAACTTATAGCCAAGCGTAAAGAAGTTTTACAGCTTGTTAAAACATACCTAGAGGCAGATAACGTTATTGTTGGGTCTGTCACTAATAATCAGTTTGCTGTACAAGGCAGAACTGAAGACACAGCAACATTAGTTATGCTTCTAGGTCGTATATTAGCAGTAGGATGGGAAGGTGCTCAGAAAGAGTATCCTGACATTAAGTTAGATGAGTACTTAGTACAGCCTACATCTGTAGCCCTTGGAATAATAAACAGGGAGGATAAGAGTGTCTGAGATTATTGGCTTAGTGGGTGCACATCGTGTAGGTAAATCCTATCTACGCGATCACCTGACTACAGTACTAGGAGCAAAGTGCTTTGACTTTAGCATTGGTAGAGAACAGCGATATCTAGGTTACCACTCTGGAAACCAGAGCTACAAACCTCATGAAAGAAGACATATTCAAGCTCACCTATTAAAACAGATGACTCGTCACTTACGACATGCAGCAGATCCTATAATCTCACTTGGTCGTGTAGATGAACACAAACATCATTTGGTAATAGCTGATCGTACCCCTATAGATCTGATTGGTTATGCTTTGATTAACTTAGTTAATGATCCTTGGCAGGATTCTAAGCAATGGCAAGCTGATTACATTAAGGAGTGTATAGCAACTACTAACATATACTTTAAAAAGCTTGTACTTATTCAACCGGGTATTCCTTTTGTGCCTGACAATAAGTCCGGCCCTATAGAAATGGTTGATGACCTTAATGCTATTTATACCTCAATGTTCCTAAGACCTGAACTGAGTGTAGAGAGACGCATTATGCCTGAAACCATGACTGACATAACTGAACGTATGAAATACGTATTGGAGTTTATCAATGCCTGATGCATTCTATGCCTTCTTCTTATCAGTTGGCTTCTTCTTCACATTAGGTGTGCTACTAGCTTTAGCTGTAGCATTTGCATTACTAACAGGCATATCAAAATTGGTTGATCTCGCCTGGCCTAAACCAAAGGATTCAAAAGATGGAGAAAGCAATTCAAATTAAGTTCTCAGAACTTATTAATCAAGTAAGCTTATTAGGTTTAACAGTTGAATCTGATAAGAAGACGGTTAATGAACAAACCAAAGTAATCATGAACATGGTTAACGAAATGGTTAAAGACATTCCCAATAAAGATAAATGGAAGTCTTATGCTGACCCTCAAGAAGTGTTTATTGAACCTGTTTCAGTACATGCTTACGTCAAGTTGATCTCTACAGTATCAACATTCACCACAGCCTACTATTTAAATAACATTGCGCTTACTACAGCTGCTGTTATGACAATTAAGGGCTACTTAAACAAGATCCGTAAAGAACACGGATTACGATCAATTTAACGCACTCACACCGCAGCTATCGCAGCTAAAGCTGCTTGCTGCTGTTCGTGCTAAAGGAATGACAATGGAAAATATCTTAATTATTGTGCTGTTTATAGCATCAATAGTTCTACTGGTTATCGCAGCTACTGTAGCAGTTGATTACTACGTTGGTGTTAAGTTCAACAAGTGGCACTCAGGTACTATGGAATACTCTCAAGAGTTTTTAGAAGCACTTGGTAACAACACGTGTAAGATGGAAATCAAACCAAACTACTTAACAGTACAGGTATCCGGTGATGAAGGTAAGGTAACTAATACCCGCTACTACTTTACGCTAGGTAAGGCCAAAGAATCTTTTGATAGCCTGTGCTTCGACACACTGAACGAATACCACAAACTAAACAAAGGAAATAGTAATGTCTGAATTAGTATTAGCAATTAACCGTGTACAACTAGCTAAACAACATGTTGGTACTCATGGTTTATACCCAATCAACTTTGATGCTATTGACCCACAAGACTATGCATACCTACCTCGTGCTCATGCAGACTGTAAGTCTCCTGCAGCTATTCAATTAGGCGCTCTATTACCTCAAATCCTTGGTTACTTCCAGGTTGTTAATCCTGAAGGTAAAATCTTAGCCTATCAACGTAAAGGCAAAGAGAAAGGTCTATTCGGTAAATGGTCTATTGGTGTAGGTGGTCATGTAAGCAGTGAAGACCTGTGCGAGTTAGCATCTACGAATTTAGATAACTACCCATCGCTTCAGGAGATTATCTATCAAGGTGCAGAGCGTGAAATCCTTGAAGAACTAAACGTAGAGCTTAGTAACCTTGAAGCGTTCGCAGGCGGTAGTGAAGACTTCAGTGAACAAGTAGAACATGTATTATGTTCTATGAATGACCCTACGTCATCTGTGCACGTTGGTATTCCAATGGAATTACAACTTGATAGTTGGGCCTTAGAAAGCTTGAAGCTTGACCCATCAGAGTTCTGTAACTTTAAGTGGATGACTAAAGAAGAACTTAAAACCTCTGGTTTAGAGTTTGAAACTTGGTCACAAATCTTGGTAGATAGCTACTAAAAAATAAGCCCTCTTACGAGGGCTATTTTTATTTACATTCAATATCAACCTTCACTGTGGAAGGTAAGTCAATTAGTGTTCCTATTACAGGAGCACCATTAGCATAGTTGATAGTACTTACCTTCATCTGTACGCCATTCTCTATAGTGGTAAATTCCAAATTGAGTGTAGGCTGGTGAGACGTATTTAAAGGAACCACATGCGACCACATATCAGTACTGTGTGTAATACCTGTAATATCGTAAGTACCAGTATCTACATGACTAATAGATGCATTGGGAAGATTCTTAAAGCGATCAACAATACCTGTACCATTGGTTGTCAGAACTTTGATACCTCGTCTAAGACAATAATTACAATCTTCAAAATAACCTAAATTACGAATTGCAGAAGTTACTGAAGTAGCACCTGTACCTCCACGTTCAATAGGTAAAGCATCAGGTAGCTTCACTTCAGACCTGCCACCACTAAGCCAAGTAAACAATAGGTTATCTGTATGTTCTGCTTTGATAGCATGTACACGTATAGGATCACCTTTCTTGTCATTGGCTGCTTCACCGTAGTTAAAGCGTTCACGCTCCCACTGAGATAGATTAGTTGCCATTAGTGAAGCTCCTGTTGTATTCGTCTATCAACCTGATAGTGCTCTCGTGACGGTCACTGCAATCACCATAAGAATAAACAAGATCATTACTCCATCTAAATACTGTGCTATTTTTTCCATCACTTAGCTCCTGTATCTTCGGACATGGCTGTCTTAAGTTGGCTGGAACCGTTAATGGCCCGTATTGAGTCATTGAGGAGGTGCAACCCATCAGTATCAAAACATAGGTTGCTGTACATAGGGACACTAACAATTTTTTCAATTTCATGAGTTACTACTACCTTAGTCTGTTCACGATCAGCTTTACGCTGTTCATATTCTTGGCTTACCTGATTGGCTGCATGTTGCTGTTCAATTACAACCTTGACTTGTTGATCACGATCCTTAAGTAATTGCGATTGTAAGTCAACAATAACTTTACCTTGCCATACATTACCCAAGGCGAAGCCAAGAGTAGTAAGTGCCAAGAACAGACATAAGTAAGGAGCAATCTTTCTATAGATTAATAATACCATTACTTACCTCCGTTCTTTTTATAGGCAGCAGCTAGTTTGGTATCGTATTTGTTTTCAGCATATTTAGGGCCATTATAAGCACGAGCAAACTTAGCCCAGTCTTTATTCTGAATATGCTTTATTAGGCCATTGTGTTTAATGAAGCGGCACATTGCATCTAGTTGTGAGACTTCATCTTTATACATAGCGTTAACGAAGCTCTGTAGGCTCTTATAGCCAAGATCCTTCCAGTTCTCACCTAACACCTGTCCTAATCCCCAAGACGCACTAGCAAGCGCTACATCTCGATTAAGAGCACTAGCTCGTTGTAAGCGACCATGCTGAGCAGATTCTTTACCGTATCCACCCCATGTAGGATTACAGATGTCAGGATACTGTTTAGCCCACTCTTTAGCTTTGGTTACCCAATTAATAGCTATTAAGCCATTGTAGAACTTATGACGTTCAAAGAGGATTACAGGTGTACCGTCATCATTGAAACCACGACCTTTACACTCTACATCCATAACAGCACGTAATGCTGCTTCTTCAATGCCATACTCTTTTGCTTTAGATGCAATCTCTGCATCAGTAATAAACTTACCCATAGGAATTTCCTATACCAATATAGATGTTGTATTATTACAGACTCTTATCAAGTAATCAAAAAGGCTATTGTTATGGCAGAAACATCAGAAACAGTAAAAGGTTTAAGCGTAGACGAGATGAAGTTGCTTAGCGACTTTAGTAACGTAGTTACTTCTCGTGAGTTTACTAAACAAGTTAAAATTAAAAAGTTAGTGTTATCTTATGAAGAGACTGCTGGCTTTACTATCGAACTTACAGAAACTCCACTTGTATCTACACAACCAGAAGTAGTGCCTACCTAAGTAATACTCTAGGTATAAAAAAAGACCTCAATAGAGGTCTTTTTCTTTTTAGGCTTCTTATTCAGCAGCTCTAGCATGGAGCAAACCATGCAGCTTAGAAGCATGCTTAGCAATAAGCTTATCCACTGCATCAGTAGTCAGTGCGTGTTGATAAGCTACTGGATCATTCATAACCACAATAATCTTATCTACTTCTTCTGACTTGTATCCTTGGCTTAACAAGACTTGTTTATACACCAAATTCGTATATGTATAGGTTTAACCCTACATCCCCATAAGCCATTTGTACATAGTCAGCAATTCCTGCATTACCGAAGTAACCCCACCCAACGTTAAGCATACCTGTAGATTTTGTGTATCTCCAAAATAATCCACCAACACGCAGTGTTCCCATAGGCCCTGGATACATAATACAAGGTAATCCATTCATCATAAGACATCCATTACCTATATAGAATTGAGAAGTACCGTCTTTAATTTGCTGAGCAGTAACATTAATTACTTTTGTTACCCTAGGTACTTTAGCTGCACTATTAGCAGACCATATAAGGTTACCATCAGCATCAAATACATCTAAATAACCAGTATCAATAGAGTAGTCGTTACGTAAATGGATAAGATCACCTGCGTTTTTTGAATAGTATGTCTCACCACAGCCACAAGCCCCATCATTAGGGCGAAGAAGTGTAAGAGGTACTTGCCCTCCTATATCAGGTAAAGATGTAACACCTATATCTTTATCTACCCAAGATGGCGCATTAGTAACAGAGCTATCATACCAACCTATAATTTCACCAATAGGTTGTGTAGATACAGTACCTATGTTTTTAATGGTAGAGTCAATAATAAGCTCACCACGATCATTGAATACACTAAAACCTTCCATAAATCACCTAAAGTAGTAAAAGTTAATTATATAAGGATTAGCTGTAGAAAGAGGCAATACAGACGTAAGCCTGAAGGTATCTTTACCGACAATAGTTACGGCAATGCCATCTTTACGTGCTAAACGCTGTGTTTCAGTACCTATTTGCTTAGTCTCAATATAAGCAACAGTAATTTCTGGGGAAATACCAACTAATGTGTAATCTCTGGTATACACGTTAGTATCTGTATTTTGCAGAACATATCTTTTAAATAGTGTTAATTGTCTATCTGTCAGGTCAACTACGTTCTTTCCGTCAGCATCCCAAGCTTGTAAACCTTGTGGCACATCTATCTCCTTAGCTCTGTGATGCCGAAGCATCAACAGAGCATATATAAAAATTAATACAATGGTAATGGTTACTACCATAATCCCATCCTTACACGTAACTTGTTGTTGTCATCATACACGGTAATCAAGCTGCCTTGTATTACCATACGGGCTTTAAGGGGCTGACTTGGATCTTTATAAGTAATCAAAGTACCTAAGTTAGCACTGATTGCACTAAGCTCATCTACCTGAAGCTTATCTGCAGTAATAGAATCAGCCCCAATACGTGCAGCGTCTAAAGTTCCTGTATTAATCTTGCCTGCATCTAGGCTAGCAATTTTAGCGTTGGTAATTGCTGCATTTGCGATCTTAGCTGTAGTAATTGCTGCATCAGCAATATGTGCTGAACCAATAGTAGCATTAGCAATAAGTGCTACACTAATCCATGTACCTACAGGGTATGTAACTCCATCAATAGTTTGTGGGGTAGTAGTCACAATAAATGGCTTCTTACCGCCAGATCCTCTACCAATGTAAAAGTAGTCCGCATTTACACCAAACGCAGAACCAACGCCATCGTTATATAAACCAAAACCTGAAACTAGGCCATCAACATCAGTCTTAACAAAGTAAGATGCTGACATACCATTAACGGATTCAGCAACAACATCTAACTTAGCACTGCTATCACTTACATCTGTTTCTAATCTGGTTATAGAGCTACTGTGAGAAGTAACCTTACCATCAATACTAACTACTCTAGTATCTAGTAGGTTCAATGCTTTTGTAGTTGCAATCTCGCTAGTAGGTTGTTCCCACAAAGTAGCATTACTACCTGCTTCAAGCTTTAATCGTCTTACTGACAGAGTGTTACCAACAACAGTTGACTCTGACTGAAAAGACATAATAAGGTTTGTAGCATTTGCTGGTATTGTAAAAGTACAAGACTGTCTGGTGTACTGATTACTAGTAATAGTACTGAGAACTTTAACGGCTATATCAGCCCATGCGTTATTAGCAAAACTAATAATACGCCATCTCACAGGTAGGACATTACCTCTCATATCAGCACTTATTGTGTAAGTGTTTCCTGGTTTTAAGACAGCAGATGCATTAACTGGTGATGTCATTCTGTAGTAGCGTTCAGCACTTGTACTGTTAATTGTAAACACTGTGTCCACACCATAGCTAACAAGCATACCAGATACTGAAGATACACCATCTGAAGTTTTGGGCGCATTTGCAGAGGAAGGTTCTGCAGTGTTAATTAGCATGTTAGTACCTATAACAGCTGCAGCATCAATACCTGACTTTAAGGTTGTTAGTTGAGTACTCTGACTAGTTAAACTATTTTCTGCATCAATAACGCGACTTTCTAAACTAGATACTGCACTGTTACTAGCTTTAGTATCTAAGTCGCTCCTAATAACCGTTACACTATTATTAAGAGAAGTAATGCTGTTGCTTTGACTTGTGTTCACACCTTCCACATCTGAAACACGTGTAGTTAGTGAAGACAAAGCTGAAGCTGTTGCACTGTTTTCTACAGAAGAGGTTCTATCTATTAAACGAATTGACGAGTAATCGATAACACACGCATTTGGGTACACCCATACGCCAAACCATGCGAATACATCTGAGGTTGGTGCATAGTCTAAAGAGAAATCAACAAAATTGGTCGTATCTGTGGCCGTTACTTGCCTTACTGCTACTGCGACATTATCACTTGCTCTAATCCAACGTAACAATAAACCTGCTGTTCCAGATACCTTACGTGCTCTTACAGTAGCTCGATAAGTACGTCCCGCTTTTAACCATACTCCGGTAGTAGGTACTCTTACTAACGTATTAGTGTTTGAAGTACCAGCATCGTTAGCTTTAGTTACTCGTAAACCTGAACCACCACTTTCACCATAACTACCAGCAACTACAGAGTTGCCAGTTGCAAGCTCTCCAGTAATTATAAATTTCAGACCCTCTTTAAAATTTGGGTCTAAATTTAGAGCATCACCCTGTGACTGGATTGCAGACTGTAGTCTTACAATATCTGTGTTAGTGGTAGTTAAACCATTTTCTGTCTGTGTTACACGACCATCTAAAGCAGCTAGGGCACTAGAGTCTGCCTTTGTACTTAATGTCCCATTAATAGTAGTGATGTTGTTGTTTAAGGTAGTGATTGAATTACCTTGAGATACTATAGTATCTCCTTGTTGCTTCACTGTAGAAGACAATGAATTAACTGCAGCAGAAGAAGCAATATCATTAGTTGAAGGAGACCAGTCAGTAACAACATTGCCTTCCTCCAACTGAGGTAAGGCTAACCATACTTTATTGGTTCCTGATGCTGGAGCCTGAATACGGAATAACACATCTTTTTTAGATGTATTACCTGACTGCTTATACTTAACAAAGTACTTAGTCATTACGGTAGTCAGAGTAAATATAATCTGCCCATCAGCACGGCTTGATGATGCCCCATTTGACCCTACTCCAGATACTGTGGTATTTGGATTATAAAAATAAACACCAAACTGAGTACCTGCAGTTTCTGCTTTAGCCCAGAAACTTACTACATATTCTCCAGCAAGCAGTTCAACAGTAGATTTAAGTGCAAGCATATCAACACTACCTGCTGTTGTAGCAGTAGCTGAAATCATATTACCACTCTTAAAAGTACCATCTTTACTCGTATGAGTAGATAAGTCAGTGCCAGGTAATAAGTTAGTTGAACCAACTGATAAGCTATTCAATGTGTTATTCAACGCTGTAATAGCACTACCCTGTGAAGATATAGTATCACCTTGATTTGACACAGCATTAGACAAGGCATTAAAGGCTGAAGCGTCTGCTTTTGTATCTGCCGTATTTTGAGCTGTAGCTGCTGCTGCTGCTGCATTATTAGCAGTATTCTGTGCTTTCTCTACATTACTGTTTGTAATTACCAGACTATTATTAAGAGAGGTAATAGAATTACCTTGGCTTGTTAATGCGTTCCCGTGCTGAGTAACAGTAGAGCTTAAAGAAGAAAGTGCAGTAGAGTTTGCAGCAATTAAATTACCTGTTTCAGTAGAAGCTGCTGAATATGAAGTTGGTATTGTTCCTCTCTCTAACTGAACATTAGTAAAATATGCAACACCTGCAGAAAGCAACGATAAATACAAAGTAGTTGTATCTAGATGCGCTGCTGTCTTTCTTAGAGTAGAGATAGTGTACTTTGTCCATGTATTAGTTAATGCAATACTTTGAAGACCAACACCACCAAAAAGCTGAATCCTAACAGATACTGAGGTATCTGCTTTTGCAAAAAACGATAAGACAAGAGGATCAGTAGCACTAGGAACAGTAGCAACACTTGCAGTCATTAGAGCCTGATGTACACCATCTTGCCCAGGGCCTGTAGCAGTAATCTTTAAAACCTTAGATCGCGCATACGTTGCACTGTCTATTGCTACACTATGGTTACCATTAGCTAATATATAGGATAAGTTGTTATACAAGGTATTAAATAATAAGTTATTACTACCGTTGGTTACTGCATTACTTAACGCAGTAAGAGATGCGGTATTAGACGTAACTTTACCATCAATAGCAACAACCTTAGAATCTAATATGCTTAATGCAGATGCATCAGCTTTAGTTGCTAAAGAGTCGTTAAGGGTACTCACGTTATTTTGTAAGGTAGTAATAGCATTACTATTTGAAGTTAACGCATTACCTTGTTGCGTAACTGTGTTTTGAAGGGTGCTTAGCGCACTGGCATCTGCTTTATCGTAAGTAGATGGTTTCCAGTACGTTACAACTTGTCCTTCCTCTAGCTGAGGTTTCTGAACTGTTAATGTCGCATTATTGCCATCACTAGAACCGTTAAGATCAAAGCGTAGTGAATAAGTAACACCAGTAGCATTAGCATTGGTTTTAAATGTTACTGAATATCGAACAAGATTCGTTGTCCCAACTGTCACATAACTTGATTTGTGATGTGCACCACTACTAGCAATTAAGAAGGATTCAACGCTCTTTACGTTAGGGGTGCGTAATGCCCAAAATGACAAAGTGTAGAAAGTGTCTGGTTTAAGCGCAGGATCTGTTAAAGACCAAGTGATATAGCTTTCGCCTGCAGTTGAAGTCATTGATACAGTTTTTAACTGATCAGCAAGAGCAACTAAGTTTACCCCAACACTGCTTATAGAGTTTTGCAAACTAGTAAGGGTACTTCCTTGGGATGTAATACTATCTTCATTAGCAGATACACGGGAGCTTAAAGAAGTAAGGGCACTTGAATCTGCTTTCTTTGCAAGTTCACTATTAAGAGTAGAGACATTATTTTGAAGGTTTGTTATTGAAGTACCTTGTGAAACAACTTTAGCTTCTGTTTGAACAACACGTTGATCTAAGGCATTCAATGCTGAAGCATCTGCTTTCTTACTAACATCAGAAGCAGTAGTTGCCAAGTCACCTTGTAGCTTAGTAATAGAAGACTGTTGAGATTCAAGCTTACCTTCTGCAGTTACTACACGACTATCCAATGCTTCTAAAGCACTAGATGTAGCCATGTTCTGAATATCACCTTTAATTTGAGTAACATCGTTAGTTAACTGAACTACATTCTGAGCGTTAGATGTAACCTTTCCATCCATAACTTCAACAGTAGATTTAAGATCATTTAAAGCATCAGAACTAGCTTTAGTAGATAGTTCATTATTAATCTGAGTGACATCATTGCTGAGACTAGTAATGCTATTACTGTTAGACGTAATACGACCATCTAGGTTTTCAATAGAGGATTTAATACCGCTAATTGCAGTAGCATTAGCAGTAGCTGTTTGTAGAATTTTAGCTGAAGCCTTCTGATATTCAGTAGCCTTTTTACCACGTTGCAGCTGTACATGACGAAACTCAATCCAGTCATTAACTGCCCACCCATCAGAGGATCGTAGGCTAGTACCAAACATCTGAGAATCATTAGATGTAAGTATTCCATTAGCTTTTACTGGCAATACTACGCGTACCCAATCAGTAGTTACATTTTGGTTATTAACAAGGTTAACTCCTTGACCACCCATATAAAAATACAAAGAAGCTATTTTAGAGTTACGTACAGCTCTTACTTCAAAAGATAAAGTGAAGTCATCACCTTGTTTAAAAATATAACCAGTATCTACAAGTGCATTATGTATCACTGCTTGACATACACTAGAAGCATTAAAAGTATTTACCGTAGTACGGTAGTGCTCCTCAGCACTGTTTATTACCGATTTAGTTGATGTACCGTTTACATTAACTAGCGGATTATCTACAACAGACCAAAGGTTCTGCCCACCAATATACAAGTTTGTATCGTACTCAGAAATCTCCCCTGCTACTACTTGATCAGTCTCCACCTTAGTGTAGTAAGACTGAATAACAGAAGCGTCTAGCTTATTATTTAAGCCCTCTTCAATAGTAGCTACTTGCCCATCTAATCTAAGAATAGACTCTGAGTTAGATACTACTTTACCATCAATGGATTCGACTTTAGATTGTAGTGCAGATACAGCACCTGCTTCTGCTTTAGTCTCTAAAGTTGCAGTAACAGTATCAAGGCTAGCACTTAGATTAGTAACATCCTGAGATATAACAGTGATGCTATTATCATGCCTATCTACTTCTGTTTTAAGCTCATTAAATGCAGTTACACCTACCTTCTGAGACATGTCTTCTTTAACAATATCAAGTTCAGATCTTAAGGCAGTAGTGCTGTTATTTAGCTGAGTTAGATTTTCACCATGTGCAGTTTGAGTACTATTAAGTTCTGAAATAGCAGAAGCCTGACCAGTGACTGTACTATCAATATCTGATACCTGCGTCTTAAGGGCAGTAACATCTGAAGCTGTGGTTTGTACTACACCATCAAGATCTGTCACTTGCGCTTTTAAATTGTTAAACGCTGCAGCATCCGCTTTATCAGCTAAATCATTCTGAATACCATCAATAGAAGCATTAACAGTAGTCATCTGAGAAGCTAATGAAGAAGTCTCATTAAGAGCAGTTTCTGCTTTCTGAGTAGCACTAGCAGCTAAATTTTTGGCAGCAGTAGCTTCATCACCTACAATAACTAATTGAGTATCCAAAGCTTGAATAGCTGTAGCGTTAGCTGTAGTAGCTGTAACGTTAGTAGCCAACTCTTCTCGTACGTTAGCAAGAGCTAAATCGTTAGATGTCTTATAGTTATCAATGGCAAGCATAGAAGCATTATCACCTTCCTTACGGAAGGCAATTTCTTGTGTTAAACCATCTTCTACTTTCTTAATAGCTGCAATACGAGCATCTTGTTCAGCAGATATGTCAGAGTGGATCTGATCTGCTTCATCATTTAATTCTTGAAGTTTACGATCAGAATCTGCTTTATAGTTTTCAGCCTTTTCGTTTACTTCATCGATACGGCGATAAGCTTCTGTTAAGTCAGTAGTTACACCACCTTCGATATCTTTGATACGCTCATCAATTTCTGCAGAGCGCTCTAGTGCTTCATTAAGCAGCTCTTGCTGTCTAATAGAAGCTTCACGCTGTAAAGCATCAACACGTGCTTCTGACTCACTTCTTACTTCTGCTAACAAGGCATCTTGATTTGCCTGTAATTCATTAGCGATAGTTTGTGAGTATAGAATCATCTCATTTTGACGGTCAGAGGCTTCTTTAATTAATGCTTCATACAGTAAGTTAGTAGTTCCTATGTTACCTGTAATCTTATTATCCAACTCCTGAATAACAGTAGCGTTAGACAAGGCATCAATTGCTTTATCAATAATATCCTGTTCAATAGGCAGGTTATCCTGAATATCTTTAAGAGCGTCTTCAATATCCTGGTTTGTAGAAGTCTGGTAGTCCTTAAACTTGCCTAGGATTTCCAAGTCCCATTGACGAGCCTGAGACAGAATTGTCCAAGCACCCATATTGATCTCACCATTATCCATAGTGATCTGAATTGAGTCTGTAGTAATATCCTGAAGCATTTCTTCGTACTTCTTGATGCGCTCATCAAACAAAGATAAAGATGAGTGTGTTTCTATACGAAGATTTTCAATTGTTTGATAAACCAATAGAAACTTATGATCAAAAGTAGAGATGAAGTTATCTACACGGGTATTTAAATCAATACCCAGTTGTTCTCTAGCAATCTTTTCATTGTTAATTTCTAAATCAGTTTTAATCCGATAATCCGAAAGAGCTTTCGCTAATTCAGTTAATGATTTAATATTTCTTAAATCACCTTCTTCACGTTGTACTACTTCTGTAGACAATCGTGATTCGTTAGACAACAAAGCATCTACGTTCTGTTGTAGTGACTGAGCGTTAGTCTCATCCCCTGCAATACGAGAGATGCGTTCATCATCCAAACTATTCCATAGACGATCATGCTCAGCTGAAAACTCTTCACGAGTCTCAGTTAAGCGAGTATCTACGTCTTGTGGGGATAAATTAGTCATAATAGTTACCTCATAATCATGCAGCTGATTATACACATAGTCCTTGGGTTTGGCAGTCCCTGCCATCTTTTGACTTTAATAATTAGGAAAAAGCTATGAATGTAAAAGAGCTACTCGATCAATGTGATTATCTAGTATCTGAACCTTCTGGTTTATTACTGTACCCACAGTGGTATGACGATGAAGATCACTGCTCTGTAGAATACGATGATGGTTCATTGTATGCAGAGTGGGAACCAGAAACACCAGTGGAAGCTACAGCCCACGGTACGGTGTTAATCCTCGGTACAGAGTATCGAGCCTATGTAGCACAGCAAATTAAATTTAACCCTGATCAGGAATAAATTATGTCAGTAGAACTTATCAGTATTAGTACTAATGCTGAAAAACTAATGGGCTATATTGCCCGTGTTTCAAATCCAGCAAACCAAAACAATGAAGATGTAGCAGGGCTGCTACGTTACTGCATTAATCATGCACATTGGTCTGTATTTGAACATGCCTTCATGACACTTGAAATTGATACTACACGCGACATAGGAGCACAAATCCTACGTCACCGTAGTTTCTATTTCCAAGAGTTTAGTCAGCGTTACGCTGCAGTAACTGAAGTAGCAGAAGTACCTGAATTACGTTTACAGGATAGCAAGAACCGCCAGAACTCTATTGAGCCTTCTGAAGAAGACTTAGTATGGATGGCAGACTTTGAACGCCAAATTGAACAGCATTTTCAGGAAGCACAAAGCATTTATGAGTCTATGCTTGAAAAGGGCGTAGCTAAAGAATGTGCTCGTAAAGTGTTACCTCTCAATACAGGTACTAAAATTTATATGTCTGGTAACGTACGTCAATGGATTCACTACATTCAACTACGTAGTGGTAACGGTACACAGAAGGAACACATGATGATTGCGGAAGCTGCTAAAGAAGTCTTCGTTAACAATCTTCCGATTGTGGCTAAGGCTCTTAACTGGTAACATCCCGCTCCCTCTAATACAGGAAATAAAAATGATTCGTCCTTCTATTAATGCACCACTCCCTAAACGTCTACTATCTGAACATATTGATTACACTGCTGATAACCACATGGTTGAAGCAGGTCGTGAAACAGTAAAAGATCGTTACTTGGTACAAAATGAAAAATCTCCTCAAGACGCATACATGCGTTGTGCAACTGCGTTTGCTAGTAATGAAGCTCATGCCCTCCGTATGTACGGTTATTTCAAACGCCACTGGGCCGGGCCTGCATCACCTGTTCTAGCCAACGCACCAGTACGTATTAAGTTCTATAACGACATGGCTAAGAACTTTAGTCATCATGCATACGAGTCTGTATACGGCCCATTACCTATTTCATGCTACACAGGTTATGTACCTGATAGTCGTGTAGGTATTGCAGACCATCTTAGTGAATCTTTATGGATTGCATCTAATGGTGGTGGATATGCAGCTGATTGGTCACCATTGCGTCCTAGTGGCTCGAAAACATCTACAGGTGGAGTATCAGGAGGTTTAGTTCCTTTCTACCACGTAGAGGATTCTATGGTCACTGCAGCGCATCAAGGTTCTAACCGCCGTGCTGTATATGGTGGAAACATCCGTTGTGACCATCCAGAAGTCGTAGAGTTCGTTGAATCTCGTAAGATGTCTGGTGATCCAAACAAGCGTAGCCGTAACATCTTCCAAGCCATTAAGATTACTGACAAGTTTATGCATGCAGTACTTAATGATGAAGAGTGGCATCTTGTTGACCATAAAGGCGTAACCAAGGATGTAATTAGTGCTCGCTATCTATGGGAACTAATCCTTGAATTACCTTTTGAAACAGGCTGTCCATTTATCGTCTTTGAAGATACATGTCAGCGTGCTCTACCAAAAGAGCAAGTAGCACTAGGTCTACGCTTTAACAACGTGAATATCTGTACAGAAATTACGTTAGCAAACAATGAAGAACGTACAGCAGTATGCTGTCTAAGCTCATACAACATGCTTACTTATAATGAGTGGAAGGGTAACCGCCAGTTCATTAAAGACATGATTGAGTTCTTGGATAACGTACTTGAGTACTTCATTCAGAATGCTATCTGGTCTTGTACCAAAGACTTCCCATGGGAAGAGTTAGCTAAGTCATTACGTACATCACACTTCGATGCTACTGGCGTTATGCTCAGTGACACAGAAGTAGAAGCAATCTGTCTCAACATTGTTGAAGAGCGATTCATGGGTTTACGTAAAGCAGTATTCTCTGCTAAGCAAGAACGAGCTGTAGGTCTTGGTTCTATGGGTTGGGATTCTTATTTCAAACTATGTGACCTACCTTACGAATCTCGTGAAGCTTTAGACATCACATACAACGTAACCAAATGGGTAAAAGGTGTAGCTGTTGAAGCTACTTGTGAACTAGGTGCTAAACGTGGCCCTGCTCCTGATATGCAGAAGTCTGGTCATCGTAATAGTCACTTACTTGCTGATGCACCTACCGCAACTAACAGCTTAATCTGTGGTGGTGTAACTCCAAGTCGTGAACCACGATTCCAAAACATCTACCCTCAGCAAACTACTTCTGGAACATTCCAGATGATCGAACCATACCTACTCAAGTGTCTTGAGAAGTACGGTAAGAATAATGCAGCTGTAATTAAATCTATCGTTGATAACGATGGTTCAGTTCAGCACTTAGACTTCTTGTCAGCTCATGAGAAGAAAGTTCTACGTACAGCATTTGAGATTGATCAGATGTGGATTGTTGAACATGTAGCATGTGCCCAACAGTTTGTATGTCAAGCTATCTCTACTAACTTATTCTTCTTACCGGGTGTACCTCGTACATACGTGAATGCTGTGCATTTCCAAATGTGGAAGAAAGGCTGTAAGTCTCGCTACTACATTCGTACGAAAGCTTTGGCATCATCTAATGCCTTTGCTAAGGAAACCAAATCAGAAGATACGGTTGATTATAACCGTGCAGACTTATTCACTGCATGTGTAAGTTGTGAAGGATAAACCAATGGAACTAACTGTAGAGCAGTTAACCAAGGCCATAGAAACAATAGCAGGTACACGTAAGTACCTGCCTATCAGTAAGAGTGAAGGTACGATTGTGTTTAAACGGCATAACTACTTTCATTTATTCGTAGGAGTAGAGTCTCGTTTTGGAACACCATCAGCTAAAAACATGGCTGAAAAAATCCTAGAACGTAGATCTGACTTTCACTATGAATACCACCCTGAATTATTGGAGCTAATCAATGGCCTTTAACCAAGAAAAACATGATGCGTTGGGTCTAACAGACTCACGCGATTACTGGAAACCTTTCCGTTATCCAGAGCTATATAACTTAGCTGAAACCCATCGTAAGATGAACTGGACTATAGAAGAAGTTAAGAAGTTAGGCCAAGACGTTAAGGATTGGAAAACTCTAGATAAAGATGAAAAAGCTATCTACGAGTTCTTACTTCTATACTTCACTCAAGCAGACGTAGATGTAGCAGGTTCTTACTTTGAGAACCTAGCTAAGTGGTACACACAACCGGAACAACGCTTCTGGTTAGCACAGACCATTCAGCGTGAAGCTACACACGTACAGTGTTATGACATGCTGCCTGACCAGTTCGGTATTGAGAAAATCAAATACTCCGAGATGTTAGAGATTGATGAAGTCTTTAATCAGCGTGAGTTCATGATTGCTCAAGCAGAATCTGGCTCATTCCAAGATCGTATCTACACACTGGTTAAACACCTATGTGGTGAAGGTATTGGTATCTATGGAATCTTCTTAATGCTTATTAACGCTCAGCGTTTCGGTAAGATGACCTGTTTAGGTCAAGAAGTAGTTGCATGGTCAGCACGTGATGAAAACCAACACTGTGAAGGTCTTACTTGGTTATTCAACCAAGAACTAGAAGAACATGATGAGCTATTAGATGATCATGAAATTCAAACCATTATGGGTATGTTCCACAATGCAGTAAAGCGAGGAATTGCTTTAGCTAAGTGTGCTTACGCTAAGGGTAGCTTACGTGATCTATCTATTGATCAGATTGAAGTGTTCTTAAAGCAGTTAGCTAATGCTCGTATCAGTCAATTAAACATTGGTGTAGATAAACTCTACCCTGATGTAACAGATGAAATCCTTCCACAAGTAGGACTTCTATTTGCCAAGTCTAGTCTAGTGAACTTCTTTGAAGCAGCTAGTACAAACTATTCTATTGGCAGCTTAACAGGTGCATGGGCTTATCCAGATCCTGACTTTAAAACAGACTACGAACTAGAACAGGAGATCCTCAATGGTTAAGTTCGGTGAAGCAATTGAATTACTTAAACAAGGCTTCCGTGTTGCACGGACAGGGTGGAATGGTAAAGGTATGCATTTAGCATTACAGGAACCAGACGAACATTCTAAGATGACCTTACCGTATATCTACATGTATACAGCTCAAGGTGATCGAGTGCCTTGGTTAGCCAGTCAAACTGATCTTTTATCTGAAGATTGGATTGTAGTTGCAGAGTAATCTACAGGCCACCCTTCGGGTGGTCGTGTGCTCTCAAAGGAGAAGTAATGGCTAACTATTCAAATAGAACAGAACTACCACTGCCAGTAGCAGTCTGGTTAGCTCACGATACGTATGACAGAACTGAAGCAGGTTTATCTGCTACAAGTCTCATGAAGTCAGTACGCCAAGTCATCTTATCTAAACGAGTCCCTCCAGGACTTGGTGAGGTTGATGTAAGCGGAATGATTAAATCTCGTATTGGTACAGCTATCCACGATGCTATTGAAAGAGCTTGGCTATCAGACAAGCTTCCTGAAATCCTAGCAAGTCTTGGTGTATCAGATAAGGTTGTTAAACGCTTTATGGTAAACCCTGAAAGCGTACCTTCTGGTAAACCAACAATACCAGTGTACTTAGAACTTCGTAAGAAACGCGAAGTACTAGGAGTAACTATCTCTGGTAAGTTTGACTTCATTGCAGATGGTCGTGTGTTTGACTTTAAGACTACAGGAACCTTCTCGTATACGTCTGGAAATAAAGACCAAGACTATATCTTGCAAGGCAGTATCTATCGTTGGCTTAATCCCGACATTATTACTGATGAACGTATGTCCATTATCTTCATCTTTACAGACTGGAATAAGAATCGCTATCTATCAGATCGTGATAATTATCCTCCAGCACAAATCATTGCACGTGAATTTGAATTACTTCCAGTTGAGGAAGTAGAACGCTTTGTTACTAACAAGGTTCGTAAACTCATTGAGTGTCAAAACTTAGATGAGAAGGATCTACCACACTGTACTGATGATGAGTTATGGCGTAAGCCTGACACTTGGAAGTACTACAAGGATCCTAAAGCTACTGGTCGTAGTACCAAAAACTTTGACAACCCTCGTGACGCTCAAATCAAGTTCATTAACGATGGGAGTGTTGGTCGTATTGACGTAGTTAAAGGACAAGTAACAGCATGTGCTTATTGTTCCGCATTCAGTGTATGTACCCAAAAGGATGCATATCTTGAATCGGGTGAATTAAAAATTTAGGAACTAACCAGTGCTTAAGATTATACAAAAGCTTAGCAGCTCGCATTCATTATGTGAGTGTCATGAATGTAATTCCCATTACAAAGTGAACCATAAACCATCCAAGTTAAACAAGATAAGTCATCTATGTGACTTGTGCTCTAGTTTATCTAATCAAGTAGTTAATCAAGCACTGGTTAAAAAGTTTTTTAACTACGATGCTTTAACTGGAGAACTTACTTGGAGACTTCCTACAAGAAACTCTAACGTAGGCGATTCTGTTGGAGCTGTATCAAATGGTTATAAGCAAGTCAGTATAGGTAACGTACTTTATAAGGTGCATCACATTATTTGGTTGTACGTACATGGCTACCTTCCTACTATCATTGATCACGATAACCATAATGGATTAGATAACAGACTTTGTAACTTAGCAGAGGTTACTCAAGCTGAGAACAATAGAAACATGTCTAAACGTACAGATAACAGCTCTGGGCACACAGGCATACGCACAACGCCTTTAGGTAAATTTGTGGTACGTGTAGCTCAAAAGCATATAGGAACTTTTGATAAGATTGCTGACGCATTAGCAGCAAGAGATTCCGAGTATGCACGATTAAACTTTAACCCAAAGCACGGTACTTAAAATGCAACTTAAAAATTTTGAAGACATGGCTTACGATCCGGTTACTGAGATGCTTACAGACATCATGTGTGCTAAGACTCAGAACTCAGAACGTATGTTCTTTCGTATAGCTAGTTCTTACTACTGGGGAGTACTGGCTTCTCAGATGCATGCAGGTATTCAAGGTTGGGGAGGATCAACTCTTCCAATTAATATCTATGCAATGAACTTATCTCCTTCAGGTACTGGTAAGGGCTACTCTACTGGTCTGATTGAGAATAGTGTCATTAATCGCTTCCGTGATTCGTTCATGGAAAATACATTCCCATTAGCTGCAGAACAGAACATGAATAAGATTGCACACAGTCGTGCGATCCGAAAAGGAACACAACCTACTGATGAGTACGAAGGCTTATTAAAAGAGTTCAACTCAATTGGTGCTCTACTGTTCTCATTTGACTCTGCTACTGTTCCTGCAGTTAAACAGTTACGTCATAAACTCAACTTAGCTAAAGCAGGTGGAGTCAATCTACAGATTGATGAAATTGGAGCTAACCTGGTTGGGCAGACTGAAGTAACTAACGCATTCTTAGAATTGTACGATACAGGTACGATCAAGGATAAATTGGTGAAGTCATCTGCGGAGACTACACGATACGAACGTATTGAAGGCAACACGCCTACAAACATGTTGTTGTTTGGTACTCCATCTAAACTTCTTGATTCTGGTTTAACTCAGAAGCACTTAGTTGAAATGTTGGAGATGGGATATGCTCGCCGCTGTCTGTTTGGATATATTCCAAAAGTCCGTAAGGTCGTTACAGATGATGCAGCAACTCTCGTAAACCAGATGTTCAATAGCAGTAACGATGCTCAGTTGGATGCGCTGTCTTGTTCATTAGAACAACTAGCTGACATCTCTAACTTGAACAAGATCATTCGTATCGAGCAGGCAGAAGCTATCTACCTAATGGAGTACAAAATCAGCTGTGATAAACGAGCTGAGGAACTCAAAGAGCATGAGACTATTCTGCATTCAGAATTAGTTAACCGCTTCTTTAAGGTACTTAAATTAGCAGGTGCTTACGCATTCCGTGATTACTCACCAAACATCACAATTGCTCATCTTGAAGCAGCAATGCGTTTAACAGAAGATTCTGGTGAACACTTTGCCCGTCTAATGAAACCTGAGTACGATTATGAAAAGGTAGCTAAGTATTTAGCGGATTGTGAAACAGGCATTACATTACCTGACCTTGAGCAAGCATTACCTTGCTTCCGTGGTTCTAAACCACAGAAAGATCAGTTAATTGAATATGCTACAGCTTGGGGATACCGTAACAACGTAATCATCAAGAAGTCTTATGATGGCTCCATTTTGTTCTTGCGTGGTGAATCACTCAAGCAAACAAACTTGGATGAACTAATCATGTCAGTAAGTAATAAGCTTGCTGAAGGGTACGAGCCTAAGCTGACCCAGTTCGATAAACTGGCTAACTTCGGTAAGGTCAAAGATCTTCATTGGGCAAACCATCATTTCGATAATGGCTTACGCCGTGATGAATCTACAATCCCTGGATTCAATATGATTGTGCTTGACGTTGATGGAACACTTCCATTAGCCACAGCCAAAGAACTATTGAAGGATTACAAAGCGGTATTCTATACAACCAAGCGTCATCAAGATGCTGATGGTTTAGATCGCTATCGTGTAATCATTCCAACTAATTACATTCTGAAATTAGACAAAGAAGAATATAAGCAATTTATGAATGCTGTTATGAAAGACCTACCATTTGAAATGGATGAGTCTTGCAATCAACGTAATAAGAAATGGCTTACTGCTGAGTCTGATGAAGTATGGATTAACGATGGTCAATTGTTTGATGTACTTCCATACATCCCTCGTACGTCTAAGAGTGAAGAGCGTGAAGCTCGTTTCAAAGACCAAGGACAATTAGACAATCTTGAACGTTGGATGATTAACAACACTGGTGACGGTAACCGTAATAAGCAGTTGTATAACTATGCAATGGTGCTTTACGAAAGTGGTCTAAACTTCGTTGAGATTGGTGATCGTGTTAAATCACTCAATAACAAACTTGTTGATAAGTTGTCGGAAGACGAGTTACAGCAAACCATCTTGAAATCAATTCAAAGTAAAAGTAAGTAGGCGCACTCCGTGCGCTCTTACGCAAATAAGAGAGAAATCTCTTAACCATTTTGGAGCTATACATGACAGCCGCAGTTCAACAAACAAATGATAACTTAATCCTTATTGGAGGAGAGTCTGGTGCAGGTAAGTCTGCATCTTTGATGAATCTCCGTAATCCAGAAGGGGTGCTTTACTTAAACTGTGAAGCAGGTAAGAAGTTACCATTCCGTAACCAGTTCATTCGTAAAGTAATCACAGATCCTTATCAGATCTATGAAGGCTTTGTATGGGCTGAGTCTCAACCTCATGTGCATACTATCGTTATCGATACTGCAACATTCATGATGGAAATGTTTGAGTCTGTACACATTGTAGGTGCAGCAGACACTCGCGCTCGTTGGCAGGACTACTCACAGTTCTTTAAAAACTTGATGCAGCAGTATGTTGCTAAGTCTACAAAGAACGTCATCATATTAACTCATATCGAAGAGATGATTGACGAGACTACAGGTTTACGTAAAGTCCAGTCAAAAGTTAAAGGTGCTCTAAAAGCTGTAGGTATTGAATCATTCTTCTCGCTTAACGTGAACACGAAGAAGGTTCCATTACGCGACCTTACAGAGTACGAAAACCAATACTTGAACATCACTGAAGATGACAAGCTTGTTGGTTATAAGCACGTATTCCAAACACGCATTACAAAGAACACCACTGGTGAACGTATTCGTGGCCCTATTGGAATGTTCTCACAGACTGAAACATATATTGATAACGATGCACAACAGTTATTGGATATAGTTCATGATTTTTACAAAGAAGAGTAAAGACGAACTTACTCAAGAGCTTTTAGCAAAGGTATTAAAATATGATGATCTTTCTGGACATCTTACTTGGCTTGGTAATCAACACAGTAAGTCTGTTGTTCCGGGTAGCCGTGCTGGGTGTGTAATTAAGCGAACTGGATACCGTCAGGTGTCCTTGTTTGGAAAGTCCTATGCTGAGCATCGCTTAATCTGGTTTATTAAAACAGGCAAATGGCCTACTGGTGAAGTAGATCACATAGACCAGAATCGAAGCAATAACAGTTGGACAAACCTACGTGAAGTAACCAAAGCAGAGAATGCGCGTAACAGGTCTAGAAGACCAGACACCAAAGTTGGTGAGCATGGCATTTGGTATAACGAACGTACGGGTAAATACGTAGCCGAAATTACCTTAAATGGTAAGAAGGTTTATCAGAAGTCTTTCGATGATCCTGACAAAGCAGTCGAGGAACGAAAGGCAAAATCACTTGAATTAGGCTTCCATGAAAACCATGGAAGTATTAAATAGGAATTACAATCATGTCATTATTTGGTACAGGCGCTACTGGTACAGTTGAGCAAGAACAAGATTATAGCAAACGCACATTAGATACAGACGCATATCCTGGCGTATTAACTATGGCATTTGCAGGTGCAGCAGCTTCAGGTGCTCGCTTCGTTACACTAATGTTCAAATTGGACAACGGTAAAGACTACAGCGAACAGATCTACATCAGTAACAAAAATGGTGGTAACACCTACGAAAAAGATGGTAAGCAACATTACCTTCCAGGTTTCCAATTGGTAAACAACATTGCATTGTTAACTACAGGCAAAGGCTTGTTTGAATTAGCAGGTGAAGTTGAAACTCGTACAGTTAAGCTGTATGACTGGGATGCTAAGAAAGAGCTTCCTCAAGACGTACCTGCAATCATTCCAATGATGGGTAAACGTGTTCTTCTCGGTATTACTGAAGAAGAATATGAAAAGACCAACTACAACAAAGAAACTAACACTCGTGAGTTCACTGGTGAAGTTCGTGTTAAAAACTCAATCAACAAAGCTTACCACCCTGACACTCGTCAATCAGTAGTTGAACTACGTGATGGTGCTGAAGCTTCTGCTCTTGATGGTTGGTTAAAGAGCAACAAAGGCAAACTTAAAGCTGTAGAAGTTAAAGGTACTGCCTCTGCTAATCAGAAGTCTGTAGGTGCAGCTCCTGCAACTCCATCTGGCTTGTTCTAATTAACTAGGGGCTTCGGCCCCTACCATTCAAGGAATTAAACCATGGCTTATAAACAAGCTAAACTTATTGACTTCGTTCCGGCTAAAGACTTGGACGCTAAGTCAAACGCATTGGCTCGTAAGTATCACTACGAAGCTGAATTAGCACGTTTACGTGCTGCAGAACTCCTTGATGCTGCTAAGCGTGAAGGTCGTCCAATCATGGTACAAGGAAAACAAGATGTCTGAATCTGAAAACAAAGTAATCCCGTTTGCACGTAAAATGCCTACAGAAAAAGATCTGAAAGCAATGGATGTAAGTCCCAATGCTATCTATCTTGATGATGTGCAAAAGATGGGTAACTTAGTTACTGCATGGCATGCTGGCCTTGTTCAAGACCTGCATCACAAGCTTCAAATGCCTGCTGATGTGGGTATTGATATTCCTACAGGTGAAGTTGATTCTGAAGGTAAAGATATCGTTATCGATGGTAACGAAGATCACAAAGCAGGCTTCTTAGCAGGTTTAAACTATGCGCTTGAGCGTTTAGATACATTCCCTATTAAGGGTGTACCGGAAGATGAAGACCTCACTTAAAATTGTAGGGTGTGATCCTTCTTGGCGTAACTGGGGCATTGCCATTGGTAATGTCTCATTAGCCACAGGTGATCTAAAGATCATTGACATGCGTGTGATTCTCACAGGTATCAAAGAGGATCATACCAAACGTAAAAGTCAGCTAGATATTGAGTCTGCTGAACTGCTATGTGAAGGTGTGCGTAATGCTATCGATGGTGCAGACATTGTAACTGTTGAAGTACCGTATGGTAGTCAGAACGCATCTGCAGCAAAAGGCCAAGGCATCTGTATGGGTGTACTTGGTTCAGTCAAAGAAGACCACTTCGTATATGTAACTCCCCAATCCGTGAAGAAGATTATCGGTGACCCTAAAGCCACCAAAGGGGATGTCGTACGATGGTGTGTAGCTAGACATCCAGAAGCACCTTGGCCTATGCATCAAGGTAAAGTAAATATCAGCAAAGCTGAACACATGGCAGATGCCATCGTATCAATCTACGCTGCAGCTCAAACCAAAGAGTTCAAGCAGCTAATTTCGGAATACAAAAATGCAAATCAAGTTTAAGAAACAAATCGATATCGAGTTAGATCGTAGCGACTTATTAGAAGCTGTACGTGACTTACTTGCTAAACACGGTCAAGTAATCTCTGATGCAGAACTGGAAGAAGTTAAGTTCATTAACTCACCACAAACAGGCATCCGTGCAACTCTCAAAGTAACAGAGGAATCTGTTGATACTGCAAGTGTTGTAAATGGCACTCCTACTGATGTAGTTAAGGCTGAAGTTCATGAACCTCAAGTAACAGCTCCTGTGGAGCCAGAACCTGAGCCAGAGCCACAAGCTGAAGAACCTGGTCAAGTAGAACCTTCTACTGTTGAAGATGTAATGCCTAGCGTTGATGAAATCAAAACTATGGTAGCAGAACCTGCTGCAAACAGTGATGTTCCATCTCCTGAACAGTTACGTACTTCATTGTTCTAATGCGTATTGTTTATTGGCTTTGCGGCATAGTAGCTGCAGTATGTATGGCTTTTACTGTAGTTAGTGCATTAGTCCTTGTATTCCAAGTTGTAGCAATCATTGCTGCATTCATTGGTTTATGTTGGGCAATTGTCTATGCAGCAAGAGCCTTTAATAAACTAAAGAAAAAGCCACCTGAATAGGTGGCTATTTTTTGTTAAGGATTAAACCATGACACCAGATGAAATACGTGCAGTACTCGCACCAATGTATAAGGGTCAGATAGCTTCTTTTAAAACACCAGATAATCTAATTGATATTAACTTTGACGGTGTTAACTTCAATATCAGTATTAAGGATCTTATAGGTCGTGCATCAGGTATTGATGGAACCAAGTCTCTTAAAGAAGCAGTCCGTAAGGTAGCTCAATACTACTACCCAAAACACGGACAGCTGTACCAACATATCAACGGTAATATCTATACCATTATGGCTATTGCTAATGAGCACTCTACTAGACCTGAATATCCACCTACTGTTGTATACAGAGGTGAGAATGATTTAGTATGGTGTAAGCCGTTAGAAAACTTCTTACGCAAAATGAAACGTATCAAATAAGGATGTACCAATGAATCAACGTGGTCGTGAATATCGTATCCGTCAAGCTAAACGCAAGAAGCAATTAGCTGCAAAACAGTTTAAGGACAATGATTGGAAAGCAAGTGAGAAAGCCATAGGCATTCATGCTGAAACTCCTACTCGATGTTCCTGTGATATGTGCGGTAATCCACGCAAGCACTTAGGAAATAGTAAACATGGAAAGACTATTAGTGAGCTTAGCTCTGGTGTTGATGTACAGCTTGATATCGCTACTTAGGTAGCACAAAAAGAATAGCCCCTCTACTGAGGGGCTTTTTAATGTCAGAAGACGCTAGTCATCATCTTGATAGGTAATGGCTCATCTAGAGCAGAAGGTAATCCCATAGCACCACTACGGAGTGGGTTACCAATCTGATTCCAAACGATAGGATCAATACCTGCTTCAAGGTTAGTGAAACTGTGAACCAGTAAAGCTTGAGCTAATGCAGTAGCAGGACGCTTCTTAAGTAACTGGAATAAAGCTTTCTGAATACGAAGGTTATACTTCGTAAACATTACGATACCCATATCGTTTAAGTACTGTAAGCCTTTAGCTGTTGGTACGTCATAGTTAACAAAGTTATCAGAAGCAATCTGTAATGCTTCATCATGGCTTAGCTTTTCCTTAGCCTTAGTAGTGTAGTACTTGTACATCACATACTTAGAACTAAAGTCTGACATCTGTGTAGCGTTGTTCAAGAACTTATAAAGCGGGGTATCTGGAGATACTAATGCCCACTTAGCTGCAGTCTTAACAGACGCAGGTACGTTCTCAGTAAGATCATCAATACGTTGTTGCATCTTAGATTTATATGAGTAATGGTCAGTAGATGGATCTACATCTTCTACGATTGTAGGCATCATACCTTCCTCAATAAAACCTGCTAATGGGTTACGAGATAATGAATCTTCCAACTTAAGTGCTTCTTGCTCTTGAGCATTGAAGTCACCTACACCAGCTCTTTGTCTTTGACGTAAAGACATTAAGCGAGCCATATCCTTACGGTACTGCATACCTGCACGAATAGACATCATTGTATCTTTAACAATATCAGAAGGACTAATACCGTGAGCAGATAACAACATAGCGTTAGACATTAAGTTAGAAACCAAAGTCTTAACGTTACGAATAACAATAATATCTTTCATCAAGCGTACAGACTCTTGCCAACTACGTTCTATCTGAACACCACGAACTTTAGCTTTAGAACCAAAGATCTCAGTCATAGTACCTGTGTACAGTTTTTCAAACATAGACTTAGCATCTTCCATCTTGTCAAAAGATTGGTTAGCTGAGTACTTACGGTATCCAAACATAGTAAGCAATACATCGTTACGAACTACCATTCCATCCGGGCCAAAGGTAGCAATAGCTTTCTTACGGCTAGACTCAGGAAGCATTGCCCATACTTCACGTAAACCTACATCATTAGATGAAGGGCCTACTGTTACGTATGCACGTGGGTTATCAGCAAAGTTATCTTTGTAGTCCTGATAAGCTGCTTCAATAACTGCATCATTCTGGTTAGGAACTGTAACCTTGTTAAAGTTAGTAGCTGCATAAGAACCTAGTAACTCAGCAAAGTCGTTATTACGTTCAAGTAAAGTGTCACGGTTATGTGCAGACATTTCATAGTTGAAACCAGTTACATTACCCTTGGTGTCGTACGAAGGAATCATATAGATTTCTTTGTCTGCCATTGGGTCATAGCTAGGTGAAGTAGGAACTTGCTTAGCTGCTGCCAATGCTCTGTTGAACTCCTTAGAATCCATAGACACTGCTGTACCTTTACGGTTAGTAGATACAATCTCAATAGCACCAGAAACCAAACGCTGTAAGTTAGCTTCTTCTGTATAGAACAAACGAGCAGTAGACTTAGTCGGGTCTGACTTATCCTTACCTAAAGTTTTAACTTCAGTATAGAACTGTTCTTTAAGCAACTTAGTCTCTGCTTCATTATGAGCAATACGTACGTCCTTGTTAGGGTTAGTAACCTCTGGTACATAGCCTTTCATTACAGATGTAATGTTGTCAGCAAACAAAACTTTCTTAGCATTGTCAGCTAATTCCTTATGGAACTTGATAGACGTATCAATACCGTTAGTCTTGTTCTTAAGCTCACGTTTCATTACAGCTGCAAGTCTGCCTTTAGTCTTAGAGTCTGTATAACGAATAGCGTAGAGAGTAGCTACACGATCAATAAGATCTACACGCTTATCACGAATATCAACAACTTCACCACTGAAACCAGAGACAATAAGCTGAGCATTCTTAGCAAGACCAGGAGAACCCAAACCTGTAATCATGTACTTACCTAACTGCTTAGCACGGTTAAGCATAGTCCAATCATTTACTTGCTTCTCAAGAGCAGCAATTTCTTTATTCAAGAATGATTCATTCATGTAAAGATCAGCGATCTCTTTAGTACTGTAGTTACCAGTCAATGACTGTACATCAGCACGTAGCATAGTAGTGATTGCAGTCTTATCATCTTTAGTTAAGTACTGACCATTCTCTTCAAACGTAGACATAACGTTCTTAGTAGTGGTATCACGAATGTTCTCTTTCATCTGGTTATTAAGCTTAGTAATACGCATAAGCTTTTCAACACTGTTCTTAGTAGCATCGTTATTACCTGCTTCATTCACAATCTCACCAATGATGCCTAAGCGCTCATTAGGGCTATGGAAGTTATGAAGATCTTTAACTACATCAAGAGTAGTCCATAGATCACCACGAGCAGATAAGCGAGTAACGTTAGAAGCTAAACGAACACTAGTGAAACGAGAGTTAGCAATCTTGTCATGGTTAGCTAATTTAACTACTTGGTCACGTAACTTGTCAGATAAACCATCTGTAAAATCAGTGATCTTCTCTAACTGTTGTTCAACCTTACTGATAGATTGCTCACGAGTCTTGGCATCAATACGAGCTAATTCTTTAGCAAGTAAAGCAACACGATTCTTAATCTGTTGGTTAGCGGATGAGTTAGTCATCAAACCACCTACATAATCAAGAGCAGTATTAGTATGCTCAACTAACTTTTCAAAAGTATCAGTAGTACCAGAAGCTTCGTCTTTAGCAGAGAAGCCAAGTAACTTATTGAACTGTTCAGAGCCAATAGCCATAGCAGTAAAGCGAGCTAATGGTTCTTTGTTCTCAGGGCCGTACTTAAAGATGAAGTCATACATGTCTTGAGCATCACGCTTATCTTCACGAGAAGCAGTAGCCCAATCACCTTCATAGAAGTTTTCTGGTTTAAGCTTTTTAGCTGCAGCATTAAATGACTTGTTAAGCTCAGCATAAACTTGAGACATAGACTTATCTTTCAACCCGGCTACAAGAGCAGCATATAAAGACTCAACAGCGAAAGTCTCTTGTTCAGTCATACGGAAACCTGCAGTAGTAGAAGACTCAGTAGTATCTAAACTTCCTTTCTCTAAGTACTCTTCCCATGCACGTTCAGGTGACCATGTACCATCAGGGTTACTTGTTAGTTGATCATTCAAACCACCATAAATAGTGTCAGACACATGAGTCATCATTGATTGCAAGTGAAGCTTAAACTTAGGATCTAAGTTAGAGTCCAATGCATCAAATACTTGACGAGAAGTAAACGTAGCTACTTTGCTACGAGCTTGTTCTGGAGCACCAAAGATAGTTGCTTGAGTACCAGTAGTCTGTACAGGAGCACGACCTAAGAATTCAGTAGTATCCAAAATCAATGCTTCTAGTGCAGTTGCATCTTTAGATGAATACTTACGACCAGTAAAGCTTTCTAATACACCCATAATAGAGTCTACGAATGCACGTAATGCAGTAACGATACGATTCTTACCACGAGCAGCTTTAGGAGCTAATTGACTATCTAAGTAGTTAACAAACTCAGGGTATGAGAAACCAGTAGCAATAAACTCTTCTACGTTCTGAGTAGCGTACTTCATCAAGTCAGTAGCGTTAGGATCAGCTTTAACCTTAGCTTTTATGTCTTCATACAAAGCATCTAGTTTAGATAGCGATTCTGCAGCCTTAGCGTGCGCTATAGGCTCTTTACGTACTTGGGCAATAGATTCTACTGTAATAGCATGAACTAGCTCATGTACGAGAACCTGTGCGCGAATAGGCTTATCACCACGTAAGATATTAATCTGTGGGTTACCATTCTTGCCAGTTGTGTACCAAGCAGGGTTATTGTTCTTAACAGCTTCCTCTAAACCAACAACATTAGATGGAGCATCTACTTCATTGAAGTAGTTCACTTCTAGGTTGCTAGGTAATTGCTTAGTAATAAGATCAAGCATGCTGTCATAGAACTGAGAGAACTTACCTGTATCACCAGACTTACCTTGGAACTGTTTAAGCTCAGCTTGTAGCATAGGAACAAGCTCAGAACCCTTCATAGTACCATCAGCGATTAACTTACCTTCGATAGTTGTAGGCTTAGCTTTATCAGATACAGCATCAACAATCTTAGTAGCTAGAGCTAAATCCTTAGCCAAGTCTTTCTTAAGTTGATCACGTGCATCTACAATCTGCTTACGCTTAGCGTTAGTCATTACAAAATGACCACCTTGTGTACCGTATTGGTTAACGTTCTTCCAGGTAAGCATATTAACTAACTTAGCGTCATCACGAGCATACGCATCTTTAACAGACTTAACCAAGTCAGTAGATGCTTCTTGTAGAGCAGCTTTATTGGCCTTAGCAAATGCGGGGTTATCCAAAGCAATAGACAATGGATTAAGCAATGCACGTACAAACTCACGGTTTACATGAGTATTCATAACACCATCAACAAAAGCTTCATTCTGTATACGTGCCATTTCCTTGCCTTTACCTACAGCAGATGCGTCAGCATCGTGATAGTTCTGTGAAGGAATCTTACCGATAGTAGTATGAGTAATCATTGCATCAATAGACTGAATGATAAGTACTAGGCCAGATACACCAGGGTTTTGTACAGCATCACGCTTAATGGATGAACGTATAGTAAACTTGCTTTTATTTACTCCTTGCCACATACCTTTAAATACATGCTGTTGATCTCCCATAGCTGTATCGTCCCAAACTGTGTTTTGCTTCATCAGTGGGATAGAAGACTGCTTCTTATTGGTAGACATATTACCCATACCTGACACAACAGAAGGGGTATAGCGTTCAATAGACTTGAGCACTTTCTTCATCTGATCAGAAGTAAGACCTTCTTGGCGATTACCTTTACTATCAACAATTACATCAGTAGTGTCTTTCAACGCTTCATTAATTGCTTCATTACGAATCAAGTCATATACAGCAAAACCACTTACTGCTTGCTTGGTTAAGTTATCGCGTACTGTGTTGAAGTCTGCCATAGCAGTATCAAGAGTGTTCTTAATAGCTTCACCATGTTGCTTGTCAGCAGCATAGAACAATGCAGATTCTTGTTCAGGAGTAAGCATTAACTCTAATAAATTACCTTTAACTTGTGCTAATGGAGTACGTAAACCTTGCTCATAGTTACTGAACTTAATGGTTTGGTTTACAGCATCAATAAGATTTTGTGCTGCACTCATATCATTGTTTTTACCTGCTTTCTCTAGACCTCTGTAAAAAGCATCTAAAACCTCGCGTGCGTTCGCACGTTTGATTGATAAGATCCCTGCCCCATAGGTAGAGGTAGTTACGATTGGTTTAGCACCTTTACGTTCACCAAAGGCAGAGTAGATACTATCTAGTCCTTTTGCAGAAGCTAAGGCGTATGATTTAGCGTTAGCTTTATACTTAACCCATGCAGTCTTAATTACTTCACCAAGTTGCTCATAGATATCTTTGGTGCCTAACTCTTTGTTGGTAGGTACGTTAGTTTTACTAGCGTCAGTAAATACACCACCAGCTTCTAACATGTCAGCATCAGCTGTGTTTAAAACTACGTTAGTAATTACTGGGCCGTTAGTAACACCATCAGATTCAAAACCAATGTCAGAAGTAAACGTACGTTGTCCATCACGTTGGGCAATATGCATCTGTGCTAATGCTTGTAATGCACGTACAGACATAGCGCCCATATCAAACTCTTTAACTAAAGACTTAACTTTAGCCATATCAGATTTGTCGCCTTGACCTTCAAGGATAGAAGCCATAGCTTCAATACCTTCTTGTACGTAGTCGCGTGCTAGGTATTCTTGGAACTTAGGAAGAAAAGATTCAGCAGACATCTTATCTACAGTTTGAATACCTAGAGCATCAGATACACCTTCAGCACTCATAGCTACTGCCATTAAGAACTCACCAAACTTAGTGGTTTGTCCGTCTCTCATAACAGGCTCAAAACCTACTTCAACTACATGAGCTGACATACCTGCTACAGCACGGTGCATCTTGTTAGCTTGTAAGTTGAATGCAGCATCATAGCCAGAACGAGTGTTAGTCCATGAAGTATGTTCAAAGAAGAACTCTTTAGAATCATCACCTAAGTTAACACGTTGTTCTGCAATGATATCGATAGCACGTTCTACTGCTTGGTTAGCAGCTAATTGGCCTTCCCAGAACTTCTTGTGCATACCATCAAATGAACCATCAGCATTAGGATTTACGTAACCAAATAACTCACGTAGATCTTCACGCTTAACGTTGTCAATGAACTGCATAGCAGGAGCTGACATCTTGTATCCATTCTTCTGAGCAGCTTCTAACATCTCTTTAGTGTAAGAAGGTAATTGACTACCCATACGGTTAAACGTATTAGGAGTAGTTGTTACAGGCTCAAGTGAAGGTAGTTTAATGTCACGCTGTACACCAAACATCTTCTGGATAATACCTTTAGTTTCTTTAGCAGAGTCAATTACTTTAGTGACACGAGTTGCTGGAGTACCTGCACTGTCAACAACAGCAGGGCGTAAGAAAGACATTTCTTTATTACCTGCTTTTAGAATAGCTTTATTTAGAGAAGACTGCTCTTTATCACTGAGTTCAGTATTTGACATTCGCTGCGCTTTTAGAAAGTCAACTACCTTAATTGTATGTCTTTCTAGATAACCCGCGTTAACTAGGGAAACCATCGCAAGTGCGCCTAGACCTGATTCAAGTTTTGTCTTGCGTGCAGGGTCTACGTCAGATACTACTTTTAGGCCAAGTGCTTGCATAGCTTTTTGACCTAACGATGCTATGATTAATTGTTGATGACCACCTACAGCAGTAAAGTCATTAAACACAGAGGTAGGTACAGTTTCTACGTTATTAAGCAGTAGCAGCTTTGCAACATCTTTTTCATTGTTAAGAGTCTTAGAGCCATTCTCCGCTAACCATGAATACATGGCAGCAGATACAGCAGTCTTAACATTCTCAGGTAACTTACCGTCTTCTAATAAGAATTGGTTAAAGTCCTGGAAGCGATACTCAAGTTGCTTATCTCCAATTAAACCATCTAACTTACTATCAAAGTAAGCAGCAAACTTAGAGAAGTCATTTACAGCAGTTTTCTGCTTATCAGTAAGCTCTTCACCTACGATAGATTCTACAGCTGCAATATTGCTTGAGCGGCTAAGAAAGCGAGAAGCAAAGTCAGGATTACGATTAAGAACGGTATCACGTTTATTGAAACCATCAATAACAAGGTTCCGTTGCTTTGGCTCTTTCTTACGTTCTGCAGTACGCTCAGGATTCTTTTCAGCTTTTTCAGCAGAGCTAACAGCTTCAGGTTCAGCTTCTGTCTTAACTTCAGGTTGTACCACTTCATCTACTTGTTCCTCATTAGTAGCTTTGGTTGCTTCATCTACGCTTGTCTGAACTTCCGTAGCTGCGTCTTCGCTTACGCTACGACTTGCTACACGTTCAGCCTCCGCTACCGGATTAGCTGCTCCAGTGTTATTGGTTTGAACTTGGGTGGTATCACTACCAGACTCGGTTCTTGCGGTAGGTTGTGTTCTTGTAGGAACTGCCGCTTCTGTTGATCCAATTCCATCAGTGCTAACAGGTGCTGTATTTGTGCGTGGATCTTCAATTCTGCGCTCAGGTTGGAAGTCATAGTTGGCTCTCGCATCTAGGTTATAAGAATCCATTGCATCATCAAATGACAATGGTTGTTCTGGTTGTACCTGTTGTGGAAGAGTCTGTCCAGTAGCACTCTGCATTTGCTCCATAGCATTACGAGTAGCTGTAATAGCTTGAGCTTCTGCTTGCATGTACTCATTGGTTTTAACCATTGCAGCAATACCACGAGGAGTAGGATGTACTGTAATAGCACCATTCTGTTTAGCTTCATCACCTTTAAGTAATTCACCTTGGTTGAATGTCCATTGGCCTTGAGCAGTACGAATGATCTGACTACGAATACCTTGAGTCTGTGCAGCTTCTAATGCTTGAGCAACCAACTCAGCTTTCTGTACATGTGATTGTTCAAATGACTTAATCTCACGGAGTAAGTTCACCTGTGCAGGAACAGAACCAGACTGAATAGCTTTAGCAAACTGTTCCATATATTGAGGAGTACTACGATAGTTAGGATCAAACTTCTTACCTACTACTTGTTGGTTTACTGCATCAATATCTTTAACAGCATTCTGTGCAATAACAGCATCAGCCAATGCACGAAGTACAGGCTTATCTAATTCAGGAGTATTAGGATCAGCAATTACAGATTCAATCTGTGCAGCAGTAAAGCTTTGTGGAGCACCAAACACTTGAGCAGAAGGAGTCTGATTCTCTGTTACTTGGTTTAATAAACCAGAGTACTTAGAGTGCATATCACGAGCTTCATCTACCTTAGCTTGGCGTTCAGCAAGCACACCATCAATAGTATCTAATGATGCTACTTCTTTAATTTGTTGAATCTTTTCAAGACGGGGTTGAAGTACTTGTTCAAGGATAGCTTGAGCACGTTGAGCTTTCTCTACTTCGCCAGATGCAGTAAAGCGTTCAATAGCAGCTTGAGCACCTTGAATGTTTTGAAGAACTACAGGTTCAGCTTCCAACTCTACTTTCATTTCTTGTAGGTTAGCTAAGCTTTCTTCTGCTTGGTTTAATACTTCATCAGTACGTTGCTTAGCAGCAGCAATCTCTTCAGGGGTAGATTCTGAAGTAATTGATTTAGCTTCTCGTACGATAGCAGCAGTAGGGTTATAAGCAGTAGATTGAGTATTGGCTAACTCTTCAGTAGGTGTATCACTACGTTCCGGTTGAGCTTGTTTAATGCGTTCAGCTTGCTTCTCTACAGCACGTTGTACAGCATCTAGTGCAGCACCTGCTACAGAACTACGAGCGTTAACAACACCACCCATACCAGCACCTGCAAGAGTGCCTAATACTAAATCTTGGTTTAAACCTTGAATAGCATCTTTACCAGATGAGATGTTAGTGATTACGTTCTCTAGAGATGACTGAGCAGCTTCTTCTGCAGCTTCTGTTGCAGTACCTACACCAAGAGATCTGAATCCTTTGTTAGCTGTCTGAGCAGAGATACCTGCAGCAAGGTTGTTAATATCTTGAGCACCTTGATGACCTGCAAAACGAGCACCTGCTAAACCTACAGCTCCACCAAGTACACCAATAGCAGCAGCACCTAATGCTTGGTTGCCAGTAGTATAACCTTCTGCGTTTCTGTCCATATTAGCTTGAGCACTACCTGCCATAGTGACACCTTCACCAATAGCACCAGATGCAGATCTAGCACCTAGAGCAGCAGCACCACGACCTACTACACCACCTGCAGCAATCTGAGGTAATGATTCGATAATAGTGTTAACAGCTAATGATGGGTTATCCAACACATAACCAAAGGTTGAACCAAGAGAGCTAAGGTTCTGTCCTAATGACTGTTCTGTACTCATTCCAGGTAAAGCTGCTAAGCCTTGAAGCTGACGTTGAGTACCATCTGAATACAATCCAGATAGAATGTCTTGAGTCTCTTTGAAGCGTACGCCTGAATCATCCAATAACTTAGTGAAGCGACCACCTTGGACTTCTTGTCCAGTAAGCGCTTGTACACCTGCATCAGCTAGATCAACGATACCTGCAGCTGCTTGAGGAACAGCCACAATACCTTTACCTAATGCTACAGCTGCGTCCTGAGCATAATCAGAACCAGTCTTACTATAGATACTATTATAGTAATTCTGTGCTTGGCCTAAGTCTTGAATGGTTTGAGCAGTAGCATCTGGAGCATTAGTGTTGCGGCCATAAACAGAGTTAGCCAACGTACCTGTTGTTACTTGAGGTGTTAACTGTTGGGTTACTCGGTTCAAGGCATCAGCAACTTGTAATGATTTATAGCCTGCCATAATTAAATCCTATATAAAGAAAAAGCACGTATGTTAATACGTGCCTATCCTATCATAGTATTTAGGTTAATTGATTAATCACCCTCCATATCGTTTGAGTAGTTTCTGCATTTCAGGACTCAAAGGCTTGTTCTTATTAGCCTCTTGGAGTTTCTTAAATGCTGCTTTTGCAGCCTCTTCCTCTCGCTTAGTATTAGCTTTACGCAAGGCTTCAGCCTTCAGTGCATCTAACTCTTTACGTGTTGGAGCGTTTGCTACGTTAGTACTTCTCTCCCTAGCTTGGCTTAGAGCTTCATTACGAGAGTTAATACGAGCACCTTGAGTAATATAACTTGGAGCTTGTACAGCTCGTGTAGCTCTAGGAGTTACAGCTGCAGTTGCCTTCTGTGCATTACTCTGTTGCTTCTTAGGAGCAGGAGCTTGTGGATCTACCAACTGTCTAAAGCCTTCACGACTAGGGGGTTGTTGCCCTACTGCACGAAACTCTTTAACTGCAGATTGATAAGCCTGCTCAAAAGCAGCTTCTTTCTGTTGGTTAAATTGATTCACACGATCCTTCTGATAGTTCTGAGATTCACGACTAATGAACTTCTTCAAGTCACCATCAGGTACATACTGGAATGCATTTACATCATTCATCTTAGCGTATGCACCTTCTAATACGTTCATCTGAGCATTCTCAGGAAGCTTATTAAATGCAGGGTCTGCTTTAGCCATCTTAGCTAGATCAGTAGCTTTAGTGAAGAATGTATTGTTGTTAGAGAAGATTAGTCCTTTATCCTTCTTACTAGCAACCCAAGTATCTACGTTCTTACCTGTAGTAGCTACAGAGCCTTTGATCTGATCTTTAGCACCTTGAGCATTATAGTCAGCATTGAGCTTAGCTATTGCATCATTATATCCACCAGTAATCTTAGCCATACTAGCTTGAGATAGACCTGTACCACCTACAGCATTAACTGCTTGCTGTGCGTTACCTTGCCCTGCACGGTTAAGGATAGAAGGTACATAGTTCTGGGTTTCTTTAGGTAAGTACTGTAAGAAGTCTCCACCTGATTTCTTGGCTTTAGCAATAGCATCTTCTACTGCTCCAGGCCCTGCGTTATAAGCAGCCAGAGCTTGAGGTACAGTAAACTTATGGTGATCTGCAATACGTCCAATATACTCAGTAGCCCACTGCATCTGCTGTTCTGGAGTAGAAGTCTGTAAGTTAATAGGCTTCATACCATAGCCGGGTTTAGCTGCAGTATTAGGCATAATCTGTGCAATACCTGATGCTCCTTTAGGAGAAGTAATTAAATTACCATTGGCATCACGATGTCTATTACCAGACTCTTGTTGGAACAAAGAAGGCATTAAAGCAGCAAATGCATTACCTCTTGTTACCCCAGGAGTGGAATATGTACTGATAGTTCCATCAGGGTTAACACTATACCCACTTTGAGCAGGTGTAGTAAAACCCTCTGCGTAACGGTAAGCTGAATCCATGTTTGCTCTATCATTTGCTGCTTTCCATTGTTCATCTAATGTTAAATCTCGTTCTTTACGGTAATTAAAATCACGAGCATCTTTCTCACTACGGTAGTTAAAGTCTCTCGTATCACGAGTGTCATTCACCATTTGATTAGCAAAACTATTAATTTGGCTTGATGTATCAATACCTAGATTCGCTGCGTTTTCAAAGCCTGATACATCCACACCACGAGCTTTAGCCTGAGCTAGAGCCATCTGGTTTAATTGAGGAATAGCAGCTTGTGCTGCTTGGGCCTGCTGTAAGTTGATACCTTGTAGGTCACGTTGCATTAACGTAGAACCACGAGCATCAACGGCATTTCTTACAGCAGCTTGGTCAAACCCCCTGCCGTACTGTTTTTGTAGATTAGCAACAGCAGCCATAGCATCAGGAAGCTGATCAGTGTTTTGTGCTTGATATAACGCATTAAGTATCTCATCTGTATTTCGTTGTTTAAGTGCATCAGCATAACCTGTAACTGCTCCACCCATAGCAGCAAGGCCAGCATTGATTTGCTGGTTCCCTGCCGCCATAGCAGCGATTTGGTTAGACTGATCTAGTGGTTGCATGAACCGCCAATCAATTTGTGCCATTACTTAGCTCCATATTTCTTCATGTATGAATCTACTGACTCATAGGCTGTAGGGTTAGATGCTACACGTGCACGCTGTCTGTCCTCAAGCTTAGAGTTGTAGTTAGACTTAGATAAGTCCATTTGTTCACGGAACTGGTTAGCCTGCATGTTCATGTTGGACTTAAGCAGTCTGTTTTGTTGGAAACCATTCCATGCGCTCATACCTCCTGTTAGTAAACCAACACCTGCTTTAACCAATTCTGTATTACCTGATAACCAATTAGCTAAGCCTCCGCTAGAGGGTGAAGGGGTGTATAAACCATCGCTATTAAGACCTAATGCGCTATACGTGTTGTTCTGCATAGCTGAACTTAGATCACTCTGCCAAGGCTGTACAGCATTAGCAAAAGGAGTAGGGGTTGTAGTTAAAGGTTGATATGCAGGTGTGGCTGCAGTCATCCAGCTATCCTGACCTAGTTGAAGGCCAGGAGTGTTATATCCCAAGAATGGATAGTTCATCAGTTTGCTCCTGAAGATTTCGTAAGATTCCTGTAGTAGTTGGGAGTTGTAATCCCATATCTACGTTCATTTCAATTAGCGAGTATACAGTACTAGCTACGTTTGTAGTATGTATCGATCTTTCAATGTAGTCATCTGGTGACTCACCAATACGTATTCCAATGTCATAAGGTTGTTCATATAATAAGAGTGGCCCATGGTTACCCATACCTAACTCTCTAGCTTTACGTTGAATTTCCTTGTTTTCTTCGCTTAGTTCAGTCATTAATGAGTTGAACTCTTTAATAGCATTCTTAGTTTGTAATGCATAACCTTGCGAGGATGCAGAAAATGCTTGAGAAGATAACTGTAAAAGTTGAATGGTAGACATACCACCTAAACCAGTAGTTTTAGAAAGTGCTGTAAAACCACCATAAACAAGAGCCACTGCTGCAATAACAGCTGCAGCCGTACCTACATCTACCCCAAGTTTAACTAATAGCTTTACTGCAACTTGGATCAGTAAACCTATCACTACAGCTTGAATAACAGCATAAGCTGCTGCCATCCATGTCCACATTGCTACACCTGCGGGAGGGAAGAAATAGGAAACCACCACAGCAACAATAAACATAATAGCTTTGAATATACCTGTCTGATACCACTTAGTTTTAACTACTTGAAGTGTATTAAGAACAATATACATACACTTAGTGTAGAGTTCCTCCATCTTACGAGGAGATATACCGTGATCAATAGATAAGTCTAAAGGTATAAGTAAATTTTCATCGCCACCTGCTGCAGTGGTATAGTTACCACCTGCTACAACCTCAACAATAGATAAACCGTATACTCGGTATTCACGGTATACAGTAGGGGTTAACTGCTTACGATAGTAGTGACACTTAACTGTAGATTTAGGTCGGAAGGATGAAGTACTGCCGGGTCTGCCTATAGTAACTACATTGGTTTTAAGTTCAGAATTAAGTGTACCTACCTCACCGATACTACCTACAATATCTTCATAACCAAGAGCATCAAGGTTCATACGTTGAGTGTAATAGTTATCCTTGATCTCATAGGTCTGACCTAACTTAGTTCCTCCCTTTAAGAACTCCCTATTTAAATCACCAAAGTTTGTAGTAGGTCTTTTATCAGGAAGCTGACCATACATACCTTCAAAATACCTGAAGAGGTAATCTAGAATAGTCTGATCCTGAGTATTAGCCGGAGCAGAGTAGGTCATATAAATCTGAGTCACGTACTCTAGAGAGCCTACAGATTTATGTACTTCATCTACCCAGTTAGTCCAGTTCATTCCTTGAGTTCTACAGATACGAGTCATTGATTTGTACTCATCTGTATCCTTATCTTCGTTGAGCTTCTTACCACCTAAACGAGCATAGATACGAGGAATGTACTCACCAAACTTATCACCTACTTTAAATAGGTTATCAAGCTTAGTATTTAAACCAGAACCATATAGATATATAAAGGTATCCTTATGGGCTACACCGTTATCAATGTATTCATAGTTAGCTTGGTAATAATGCTGACCATCAAGAGTCTGGTCTACTATAGGAGCCTGAGCATCTGGGTCAATATTATTAGTATCGCTATCGTCTAAACCATTAACAGGGGGTTTGGAACTGTTTTCATACTCTAGATAATCAATAGTCAAAGTATAGGTTTGTTTCTTACCTTCAGCATCTGCATATACAACCTTTACCTTAGCTACATCATAATCAGATATACCTGCTTTAGACCAAGGTACTTGAGCTGCATTAGGATTAGCTGCTCTGAATGGTGTATATCCTGCTTCTGCAGATTCCCCATATTGCATAAGAGTATCTGGATCAATTAAAGCTGTATCGGTATAGATACTATATTCAATACGAGCAGATTCCATATAACACTTAAAACCAATACGTCTAGATTCTTCTACTAGTTCGTTAGTGTCATAGTTATAACCATATTTACGATTAAGAATAGGACGTAAAAAATAGAAGTTATTCATTGGCCCAAAGTAAGCATCCTTAACTATTACACCACCTGGATACATAGTTTCTAGAACTTCAGTAACTGCTGCTTTGATATCTATACCATCATCTTGATACATAGTAGATTCAGGTAAACCAAACACATAGTTATCACGTTTAGCCATTCTACGCGTCTTACGTGCACGAGCTACGATGTTATTAGTAGTAGCACGGATTAAGTAATCTGATAGGGATGCAGCACTTAAACGTACAGACGAAGAAGACTGAGACATAGCATAGTCTAGTACTGCCATACGATGAGAAGGTACGATATCTTCATCAGCAACCATACGAGACACTGATGTATTAACGTAGGTCTTCTTCTTTGTTTTGAGTAAACCCATAATATATTCCTAAAAAGAAAGGGAGCTATTTGCTCCCTATTCTATACTAAGTTACTTAGCCTGAGATGTTTGGCTGTAAGCCTGCATCAGTCATTAAACCTTTTACTACAACACCAATGTTGGCATCATGCAATTGGTTAGTGACGTTAGCTTCAGTACCGTCATCTGTACTACGTCTAGCATTCCAAGTATCAACTAAGATCTTAGTAGCTTTCTGTAGCTTATCAGAAGTATAACCATCAGCCTGAGCCATAAGAACTGCTACGTTAGCACCAAGTACAGAACCTGGTTGTGCAACAGAACCTTCAGTCTGAGCTTTCTCTGTCTTAACCTTTTGACCATATAACTCTGCTTGAGCCTTCTGAGAATCAATAGCAGCACGCTGTACTTCAAGTTCCTGTTTCTTAACTTCAAGTTCTGCTTGAGATAAGAGTAACTGTTTCTCTTGAAGTTCTAACTGACCTTGCTTCAATTCAATATCTTTTTCAGTACTGAGTGTTTGCTTGGTCATGCTAGTAATACGAGCTTGAATCTCTTCAATGTCATAAGGGAAGCGCTTAGTTTGTTCAATTACTTGATTGGTTTGAGCGTCTGTCATTAATACTTGCTTAGCTAAGTTCTCACCTTGCTTAGTCAAGTTAGCTACTTCTACTGGCAAACGAGTAGTAGTCTCTGCAGTGATTTGATCTTTCTGAGCGGTAGTTAATGCAATAGCTGAATCTGCCTGTAGTGACTGCTTCTCAAGTAAAACAATTTCTTTAGGGATCTTAGTATTACTAAGTTCAACACCTTCAGTTTGTGCATTAGTAAGACTAATCTGAGCCATTTGACCTTCAAGCTGTTTCTCTAAGATCTGTACTTCTACAGGGATCTTAGCAAGCTCTTGAGTTAACTGATCAATCTGTACATTTACTAACTCAGTCTGCTTAGCTGTTTGACCTATCTGTGCTGTAAGCATCTCACCTTGTTTAGGGATGAGAGTAATCTCTTCTTTAACACGATCACGGTTAGTGTCAGTAAGTAAGGTTGTTGCTTGTACGTTTGCTACCTGTGCTGGAAGCATAGTGGTAGTTGTAGTTACAACCTGTTCCTTATTAGCGGCAGATAATGCAGTTGATGCTTCGATGTTGGCTACTTCTACAGGAAGCTTAAGCTCAGTCTCTAACTTAACTTGATTCGCTTGTGCTTCGGCAAGTTTGGTTTGAGCAGCAATTAACTCACCTTGCTTTTCTTCATTCTTGATACGAATACCTAGAAGCTTAGCTTCGTTTAAGTACTGTACAGAAGTAGCAAGGGTGGCTTGTAGGCCACCCAGATAAACTTGTGAATACTCAGGGCCTGTAATCCGGTTAGCATCATATTCAGCACGGATATGTAAGGCAGTGGTTTTCATCAAGACATCAAATACACCAGTACCACCAATAGTAGCTGTAGTTAGTTCCTTAATATCTAAGTTATCTAACTGAGCTAATGTTAAATCAATGTTAGTACTAGCCATGATGTTTATCCTTAATCTTCGTCAGCTAATGAGCGTGTACGAACTTGGTGATCTGCAAGCTCTTTTAATTCTTCTTCTGTTAAGTCAGGAAGAACGTTAATCGCATAAGCAGGGACTAATTTTGCAGAAGTAATCTCGATACCACGAGCATTCTTCTTAGTTGTAAACATTTGGTACTTCTTCTCTTTAATAGAGTTAAGAAGGATTTGCTCTACGTGCCATGGTTCACCAAATACTACTAAGCGTTTAACTGTACCTAGTTTAGAGTTACCTGCACAGAAGATTTCTGATTCAAGGTTAGCTGCTTTAGTCGCTTCCATAGGTGTAACGATTACACGTACAAGCTTCATAGCCTTGTCGTGGAGAGCTTCAAGCTGTTCTGCTTCTGATTGGCGTTTCGATTTAGTATCCACTTCTGTATTACCCTCACTTTCGTCTGGTTCGCCATCAAGCTTAGCTTGAATAGCTTTTTGCAATGTTGCCACTGATACGTTTGATTTATATGTAACACCCAAGCGATCTGCTTGTTTCTTAAGAGATGCAATTGCTTGAACTTGCTGTTCTTCACTAAGAGTGTTTTGAGTTTGTTGAACATCTGACATGGGATTTCCTTTACGAATATTAAGCTGAAAATAAAGGGGAGGCTTAGCTCCCCTTTAGTGATATTAGATTAATGCAGCAGTTTTGATCAAGGCAATACGCTCTGGACGGATTACCATGAAGCCATACCACCATTGAATAGACATAAAGCCCATCTTACCGTATGGATCTGCAGGAGTAGCCATCTCAGGCCCAGGCTTTTTGTGGATGATCTTGAACTTCACAGACTTGGCATCTGATTGGAAGCCGATAGTAGTGAATGATTCAGAACCAACAACCAACATTGGGAATACGTCTACTTTACCGTCAGTAACGTGTACGCCATCACCAGTAGTTGCAGCTTGACCAGCACCTGCCCACTTCATCATTTCAGGAACTACGATGATACGGAACTCATCGATAGAACCAATTTCACCACGAAGAGGTTTGGTTGCAGCAGCGTAGTGTTGAACACCAACAAATGCAGGGTTATTGAAGAAGTCTGTTTGTTTACGAAGAGTGTTCTTAAGTTCAGAACCGATATACATTAAGCGAGCAGCGTTAATGGTTTTAGTATCGATATTTGTAGAACCAGAGATGATCTTCGTATCTTTTGGAGTACGGTTGTTGTCCAGGTCAGTAACGAGGTTAACAAGGTCTTCAAAAGTAACGATACTGTCTTTACCAATTTCAGCAGCTGAAGTAGCAACACCTGCATATTTAGTAACGCCTGCGTTGTTAAGCAAGTCTAACTGGATAAGAGCTTCAGAGATTTCGTTTGCACCTTTCAACATTTCGCGGTTAATGTGTTGCATCAACTGTTCATCTGTATCGAAGTTCAATGAGTCTTCTGAGTATTCCATGAAGTAACCGTAGTTCTGGAACGTACCTTCAAGAGTTTTACGTACGAAACCTACACGGTTAACACGACCACCTGTTTCAGATAATACTGGCATCTTGCCTGCAATAAAGCCTACGTCTTTACTAGAGCCGTAAAGGTTACCGTCTTTAATCGCAACACCAGTAGCGTCAATACCCTGATCGTTTTTGTTACGGTCATCAAGTAAAGGCACATAGATATAACGTTTAATACGCTTACCATAATGCTTAGGCATATCTGTAACAGAAGCAAGTTGAGAGAAGTACTGTTCTTTTGCTACTTCTGTGATTGCATCACGAGCATAGTAGAAGTCGCGTAATTGAGTACCAACTGTAGATGGGTTACCACCTGTAGGATCATTATAAAAATGTGCCATAGTTTAAATTTCCTTTAAAGGTATTTCGGATTAATCTTTGCAAACTCTTCATCAGATAGTGCCCATAACTCATCGGGGGTCATTACTATCTTCTGAACTGTTGTAGCTGTGCCAGTTGTACTAGCAGCAGCCTTTCGTGCTGCATTATTACTTGTATTTTGTTTTTGTGCAACATGTACTGGTTTAGCAACTACTTGCACAGGAGCAGATTGGGTTGCTAATTGAACAGGTGGGTTACCGTGAGCAGAGATGTTACTCTGGTAGTTAGCAGGTGGTACATTAACTGGTTGCTGCTGTGGCTGACCAAACATTTGCTGTCCAATTGCATCATAAGCTTGTAGGAATGACATACCACGAGTACGACCTGTTGCTTGTTCAATTTCAAGACGAGCCATAATCTGATCATAATAACCATTAGCTACATGGTCTGTTAATACATTCAACAAGTGTGGTTTAGTAAAGATCTCTTGTCGTGTTTGATCATCATACGTCTGTAAGTTTTGAACCACTGTACCAAAGTGAGGATTACCCTCTAATGCTTTAGCAGCTTGTTCAAACTCAAAGAGTTGATCATTGACTTGAGGTACTGACGGAACATAAGCCTTAGCTTGTTCTTCCAGTTGATATGTATCAATACCTGACTTCTGTACTAAAGCAGCAATTGCTTCAGGCTTTCTGTCATGTAAGTCAAACAATTCACCTAACTGTTCAAGTGATTCAATACCACGTTCTTGTAAAGCACGTACAATCTTTAATGATGGTTTAATAGCTGCCATCTTCTGATTGTAGTTAAGACCTTGTTGAGCTAATGCAATTAAGTCATCAGGGTTATCAATCTTGTAGGTCTTACCATTGGCTTTAAACCCTGCAGTAACCTTGTCATAGAAAGCTTTCTCAGGTGAATCAGCTACGGTAGTAGGCTGTTGTTCTTGAGGTTGCTGTTCTTGTGTTGGGTTAATACCTTCGCCTTGCTCCGTTACGACATCAGCTGCTTGGGTCTGCTCCGCTTCGCTCGCAGTCCCATTTGCTGTGTCTTCACTCGCAGGCTCAGGATCAGGTTGTGGTTGTTGTTCTGGTTCCTGCTCTACAGGAGGTGGTTCATCAGCTACTGGAGGAGTATCTACTGGCGCTTCTACTGGAGGTTGTTCTTCTGTAGATGGAGTTGCTTCACCTAACTTAGATGGATCTAACTTAGCAAAGTCTTCATCTGACATAGATTCCAATTGCTCAAGTGTTAAGTTTGCGTAGTCGATAGACATATTTAGTTCCTTGTTTCGTTTGCTCTTAAGGTTTCTGCTTCAACTATTCTTAAGTCAATGTCAGCTATCTGAGCATTTAAGTTCTGTAGATACATATTAAACAGTGCTACACAATCGAGTTGTCTTTCTATGTCTACAATGGTTTCTGGTTTGATTCCTAATGTACCTTTACTCTTCACAAGTGCAAGAGGGTGTTCTTCCAAGAAGTTCTTTAAGATTACTCTTTGAAAGTCTGGATTACGATTGAGTCTCTCTAAAGACACTAACGTCTTCTTTAGTTCTTGGAGGTCTAGGATATCTTGGTCTAACTTGTTCATTGCTCTTCCTAAAGTAAAGGGTTAGTTACCTAACCCTGTTGTGGCCTATGATACAGATTTTTCTTTTGGTTGCAAACTTGCCTTAGCATGCTCTAACAACAAAGCAGTGTTATGTTGCTTGTTAGCCAAGTCAAGGTTGTTCTGATTCTTAAGGGTATCCTTAACAATATCAGTATCCAACTTCTGTTGTTGCAAGTCTTTAGCATTTGCATGATCAATGCCATTGGCTTTGTTGTAGAAGTCCAAGTTGTTCTTGTCAGTCTGACTTTGCATCTGACCTGCACGAGCTTGTTCAACACCAACCTTAGCACCTTGTACAAATGACTTAGCATCTGCTTCACGAGCTTGAGCATTAAGCAATGCAGTTTCTGCTTGGATCTTAGCAATCTCAAGTTGTTTAAGAGCTTCTTGCATTGGATCAGGCTGAGGTTGCCAGTTATCCAAGTAGTTAGCTAGATCAGGCATCTTATGCAACTTAGCAATCTTAGCCATAATCTTAATAGGCAATTCAGGAGGTAAGTTATTACCTAGAGTTTGCATCATAAAGCTAAGCTGTTGAGATCTACTTACGTCTTCCTCTGGAGTAGAGATATTAATACGTAGATCAAAGTTACCTGCTAAGTCATCACGTTTAACAGGAACAAAGTTGTCATTAGTAACACGTACTACTTCTTCCTCTTCCAAGAACATAGCATTCATGGTTAAGAACTTACGTGCTACTTGAACCATACCATTACCAAGTCTACGAACAATACCAATCTCACGTTTGGTTGCTGCATCTGTAGCAGTACGTACAGCTTCTGCTGTTTGTCCTAAGTTAACACCAGTAACACCTGTTCCTGCAAAGGCACGCACACCAGTCAATGATTCAGAATCCGTATTCACCATCTGCAACATAAATGGAGCAGACTCTGGAATATCAGCAAAGGTCTGAGTTTGAATGGCATACTGTGGGTGTTGTCCAGGATTGAACTCGAAGTCTTGACCAGTACGGAACTTATGCATGTTTACAGAATCCATAGCTCCTTTCATGAATCCAGTCTGACCTGCAGAAGTCTTAGCTAACAGATCAATGATGCCTCGTGTTACAGCACCTTTAATCTTCTGGTTATCTTCCAGTAACTCAGCATCAGGTTCGCCATACAAAGATCCCTTAACAGGCATGAATGGAATGAATACAAAAGGGAACTGCTTATCAGGATAAGGGTTCTCTTCTAATCGGATTATCGTGTCACCAACCCAAGTGCATACCATAGGGCGAGCAATGCCAGAATCGTCAAAATCGTAATATCCCCAGTACTCGTATGCATACATTTTTTTACGCGCTTCATCTTTGAAGGTGAATGAACCTGGTGGGTTTGATGAGTCATATTGGCTTCCTATATCGGATGTTACTGTTGCATTCTGAACAACAATTTTATCAAGGTTCTTATATCGACCATCTCTCTTTAGGTCAGACATAGAAGTCTCGAACTTATGAATAATGAAATTGGCCCTACTTAAATCGCCTTGGCAAGTAGGGTCAACATAGATTGAAGTGAAGTCTACTACTTCTACTGTTGGGTGGTTTGCAATTACCTTCTCAGTAGTCTCCATTCGAGTACCTTGTTTGAATACACGAATAGGTACACCTTGAATTTGTGATTGCTCTACAGCTAATTTGATTTCTTCAGGTTGATCTTCTAAATAATCTGGTTGCTGTTGCATCATCTGTAGATGCTGCTGTAATTCAGGCATAAAAGAAGGATCTTCATACATCATAAAGTTAGGTACTTCTTGAGTAACCTTCTCTACTTTGTGGTTCCATCCAGTACGGAGAATAGCAGTACCTTCATTGACACAAGTACGAATCATCTTATCGATGAAAGCAACCTTATCAATCTTAGTATCAAACTGATTATTCAGAATTAGCTCATTCTGTTCTGCTGCCTTAACGTCTTCCCATGTAACAGGATTCACATTAAACAAGTCAGTACTAGACAAGAATACTTCTGACAAGGCTGAATAACGCCACTCTGCTTGTGTACGCACAAGCTTAGGAGCAACCTTACTCTTACCATCAGCTGTAACTGGTTTAGCACTACCTTCCATGTGAAGCACGTTTAGCCAGCGTTCAATCTTCCCGGTTTGGGTAGAGTAGTAGCTAGTTGCTTCTGTCAGATCCTGTTTAAGATCACGAATATCTGGTTCATTTTTCCAGTTCGTTAACTTACCCTGAACCTGAACAGGTTGGTTTAAATTAATTTCCATAACGCATTCCTATTTAAGATGTAGCAAGTCTACATTAAATTAAGTGTTGACTTCTATCCTTAAGATAACTAATATCAAGTCAAGCCTGATTGGTTGTCATTCCGAAACAAAAAGCCCTCTTAATTGAGGGCTTCTTTGTATCTAGGGTTTATACCCATCCACCAGTTTCAAACTTGGTAGTTTCACCTAATGAACTAATACTTGCCATGTTAGCACGTAGAGTTTCAATGTCCTCTTTATACTTAGTCCAGTAGTTATTACCACCATGGAACATACCACGACCAATAGTCTCTGCACCCTTAGGGTTGAAGAAACGTGACGCAACGTAGTTACACAATGCACCTAAGTAAACATCAGGTAATTCCAAGAATGTAGTAGTAGGATCTGAGTTTCTTTCTACTGGTTTAAGCTTGGCCTTATACTTCACCAAGTAATCATCAGCTTCATGGCCTTCAGGGAACTTAAGGGTATTATAATTCACCATATTGATACCACTCTTCTGTACTAATCCTGGGTGATACCCAAAGATATCATCAGTATCAACACGATGAGTAGTGTCAGCATTCAGCCAAAGAGACTTACCTTTTGAGTCATGTATCTGAGTAATCTGCAGAATATCCCCAATAAAAGGATCATCTACACTATCAATAATAAACCCAAACTGATTACCAGTAGATACAGCATTCTCCGGCACTAACTCGTACTTGTTCTTACCATTCTTCGTACGAAGTAATAGCTCACCCTCTTTAAGAGTGAAGTACTTATTAATATCAGTAATACCAGATTGGATAATAGTATTAACTAAAGCTCTCTTCTCTGGTTTAATTTCACCAGTATCACCAATGGATGATAGTTGGAACTCTGCAGCGCATAGCGCATCGTATACATCTTGTAGGAACATAGATTACACCGTATATGTTGAGAAAGTAGTAACCTCGTCATGTGAAACATAAGCTTCAAACACACCAGAGGACTCATTGTATTGCATAGGAGCTTCTTCTCCAGGCAACAGTATATTCATTAAACCTAGCATACTGATAGTATCAATAGCGTCATCATGCTTAGACTTAAGACCATTGGCAGATGCTAACTTCAATTCTTCCATCATCTCAATCATAGTAGGATCATTTCTACATTCTTCAGGGAAGAACATCTCACCTAACTTAAACCAAGGAACAACAGTCATGAATCGCTGTAATTTATTTGTGTTAGGTCTGATACCTGCACGTGATGAGTTTCCGCTACTTGCCAGATTGAAGTAAACTTTGCGTCTTCCCATCTCTGCACGAATCCATGAAATGAATCCTTCTTGTTGACCAGTGACCTCAATACCAACACTCATTGGTTTATATCGCTGAGCAAACCGGAACAGATCATCTACGTTCTTATCCATTGATTGACGAGCACATACACCATCTACCCAGAACTTGTGACCACTAGAGTTAACAGCCCATACTGAAGTAAAGGCAAAGTCACCAGACTGATCTTCTGTAGTTGCATAGTCAGTAGTGATGTAGAAGTTGTACTTATGCATCTCCTTAAGTACATCACCACGCTTATACCAGTTGATATCCCCATCATGAACTAGACGATCTTCATCAGACATAATACGAAGCATAAGCTCCTGGTTAAACGTATGAATAGTACCTGACTTCATTGCTTCTAAGTACTTACGCTTCACATAGTCATAAGTAAAGCGATCTTCCCATGATCCTCTGAACTCTGCACGTGTACAAGGGAATCGCTCACATACTGGATAACAGTTAACTGCCCATGCACCAGACTCTAATGCTTTATACAAAGGATCACTCGCATTAAAGGGAGTACCTGACCAGATGATCTTACTTCTAGTTGGATGCATCGCATGGTCAATTGCTTTATGAACTGTATCTTCAATAGCAGCAATCATTGTCTTAGAACGAGCATCCTCATCCGATACCAAGTCATCTAGGATAGCTAACTGTGGTCGCTTACCATTGGCCTTAGTACCACGAACACCTGTCTTAGCACCATAACCTTTAACAATAAACTCTTTACCTTCCTTGTTCTTAAAGTGCCAATGAATGTCCGTGAACTTAGCCATAGGTACATACTTCTTCAAGAAGTCTGAGTTCTCCCAACGATACTCTAAGTTCTTACGCATGTTCTTCACACCGTTATCGATAGAGTCCGATACATACAATGCAAAGTCCACTCTACCGAAGGTAGGTAACTCACCAAAGGTAGCCAAGTAAAGAATCAAGTACTCACCTAGTACAGTTGTCTTAGCTGCACCACGATGTACCATGTTTGCAATCTTACGTGAGTTAGGTTGATCAATTTGATCAAGCATCTTTAAGTGTAGAGTAGGTGTTACGTTCTCTTCACCTTGTCCACCATTAACCAACTTAATAAAGTTAACAAACATAGTTGCAAACTTACTTGGTACATAGTTTGGATCAGGCGCATACGATACTGTATTCAACCACTCTTCTACTGTCTTTACTTCTAAACCAAGGTCATCAGTAAAGGTGTTGTCATCATCTTCTAACAACAGTTCTGGATTAGCTAACATCTACAACCTCTGCTTCAATAATACGAGATGCTGCCATAGCTCCTGCATCCCAATGTTTATCTTTAATTGATTTAACCTGCGCTTCAGCCAAGTTACCAATTGCTGCATACAACTCTTTAATTGAGTCTGTCTCTTCAATACCAACATTAAGGTTGATGTTCTTCTCTTCAGGTGGCTTAAGATGAATAAGCAAAGAGTTAGCTGCATCAGATTGAACCTTCTCACTAGCAGCATTCTTCATCAAGTAGTATTGATGATTAATAGCTTCTTGGAACTTATCCTGATTAAGTACATGAGTAGGAATAACCGCTTGAGCGTAAACCAAGTTAACAAGCTTAGACTTGTTATACATTGCTACTGAAGCAGAGATGGTTTGATTAGTCTTACCTGAAGTTACCCATTGTTTAAACTTCTGAGGGAATGTAAGAGAGTAAGCATCCATGTTGTTATATCCCATCAACTTGTAGGATACATACATAACAGCATTCAAGTATGAAGATAGTTTGAACTTACCTTCTTGAAGTACTCTGTTATAAGAGATCATGTTGTCTCTGAATGCTTCTCTGAAATCAGGATCAGTGATTACCTGGTTAAGCTCATTAACCAACGCATCTGATACTCCTCCTTGCACAGAAGGAGGTAAGGCTTCTATGAGTTCGTCTTTAGTTAACATGTTTAAGTCCTAGTGTTCATTTGCAGATAGGATATAGGTAAGTTTAGGTATAGTCAAAACTAGAAGGTCTTCAACTTTTTCATATTTTTTATATTTTAGTACAGTAGTAGGTCTATCTACTCCCCCTTCGATCTATCTTAGTACCCTCCCCCCTATGTCTCGTTAGAAAAAGGATTCTTACTCAAGAGGTAATCGCTACGCTTATAGATGGAATGTTCAATCAACCAATCAGGAGTATTTCCATGTCTCAAGCACAACAACCTCAAACATTAGTAGGTGCATTAACTGGTACAGCTATGCGTGGTCTTAAGATGATAGATCGTACCTTCCAAGCTGCAGAGCAAGGCATTGGTGCTGTTGAACGCATCACATACATAGCTGAATCAAAGGCATCTAATCTAGCAGAGATCTCTGATACTGCTGATACTCTTAAGCTAGTGATAGCTAAGAAAGAGTTAGCAGATAAGATGAAAGAGTTAGGTGTGTCTGTTAATGCAGATGGTGTTATGTCATTTGACTAATCAATAGAGTGAGTTATCTCACTCTTCTTAATCAATAGGAGTTGTGAGATGAATCACATCTATGAACTTATGTGGGCTGGTGTATTTATACTACTCATTATCTTAATCGTTATGGATATGCGCTCTTAGCGTGTATCCATTTTGTTTTACACATATTACACATTACACAATACACATGTGACAGTAAGGCGCGCTTGACAGTGGCAAACTATCTGGAAAAACAGTAAATTTTGTGAATAGCGATATCACTTTATACTAATAAACCATAGGTCATTTAGTTTATAACTAATTACCTAAATTCACTGTACTCCGTACAGTTTTAATGATGAGTAGTATGTATGTATATATAATACTTATATATTACTTATATTATAGGTTTACACTTTGCTTGGCACCTTAAGCGCAGTGTACCAGTATATTCTGAACTGTCTAATTACTTATAGTTATGAATGATCAAACTTTTAGTTATGAATCATCTAACCATAGGTTATGAATAGCTACGCTTATATAGGGAGTAAGAGAGATAAGTACTAAACAT